TTACAAGATCGTATACAGGAACGATGCGATGATCTCCACGATCTGCCGCTGCTGCTCTTCCGTCAGCAGTCCGTAGCTGCCAACAATAGCGAGGACGCCGATCACGATGAGGAGCAAGCCCCTTTTGTTCTGTTTCAGCCAGTCCATCTTACACACATCCTTTCGTCAGGCGCACTGTTTTGGTTTCCCCATCCCACTCCACCGTCAGGCCGAGCGCTGCGCCGATCTCCTTCGACCAGGCGTAGCCGGTGCCCTCGATAATTTCCTCGTTGATGTCCTTGCCATTCACTTTGATTTGTTTGGTCAATTGGCACCACTCGACCTTGCCGCCAACTGCCTCTGCAACGGCACGGATCGGCAGCCAAGATACACCATCTTTGAGGTAGCCGGACGCCGCCAGGCGCTTGCCGTTGATCTCCACGAGCACCTTGTCCACAGGCTTTTGTGCAGGTTGTGGATTAGGCTTTAACGCCTGCTCCACATCAGCCTTGAACTTCGACCATGCCTGCGTCGCTGTCAGTCCGGTAAAGCGGCGGGAGAAGTCATCTGACACGAAGTAAGCCGGGCAGTTTTTCCCGGTGATGTCAAAGTGGCGCCACAGCTTGTCTACACTCCACCCGTACCGCTTGAGAATATCCGCTGCCAGCTCCACTGTCCGCTGATACATCACCTTGAAATCGCCGTCTGCATTGACGCACATTTCGATTCCGATGGTTGCGTTGTTCGGATAGCTGCTCAACCTGGCAACCGCCTCCGGCTTGTACGACTTAGCCCCGACGTGATAGCCCATTTCCGTCTCAGGCAAACACCTGATAATTTGCCGGTCATCCACGATGTAGTGAGCGCTAGCTTCTGTCGTCGGCTTGTTGAAGTAGTTCCGGTTCGCCACGGCATCAGCACCTTTGCCCTCGTTGGCTGTCCAGTGGATGACCAGTCCTTTCGGGACAATCTTTGTACCTGGCCTGGCCGTCTTGTTGGTCAGCATCATATCGATGATTTGCATGTTACTTCCCTTCCCCTCTCCCTTTTAGTACCTCTACTGCTCGCTTAATCAATTCCGGAACGGGCAGGCCAATGCGTCCCGCGTTCTCGATGATGGACAGCAGCTCGTTTGCCAGATAGAAAAAGATCGTCGCGTCGCGGATGAAATTTTGGTCACCCAGAGACATGTCGATCAGATGCGCAATCGCGACCATGCAGAAGATGAACACCTTCCGCGCAATGCCGATCATGCCGACCTTGCTTTTTAGCTTGCCTTCCATGCCGGACGCAACCATTCCGGTGACGAAATCAAAGATTACGAATGCCAACAACACACTGAGCAATGCCGACCATCCACCAAAGAGAAAAGATGCAGCTGCGCCGCCAAGTGCGAATACTGATTTGATGATGTTTTCCATGTCGCTCTTCCTCCTCACCCCCTTGGGGCAAAATAAAGAGAAGCCGCCTCGGCAGCTCCCCATGAAAAAACGCCTCCCGCTTTTGGAAAGGCGCTTCTACTTTTGCGATGTCTCAACGATCATATTGTATTCTTCCTGAGTAAGTTGTTGTGGCGTCCGGTTGACTAGCTTCATCAGATCGGCATTCGTCACTTTTTTCATGACCCACATATTCAGCATAAATGCATACATTGACAACACTTCCCTTTCGGATTAGTCACGCTTGAGAAAGAATTAATTGCAAAAGCGCCTCTTCGGTCGCAGCCTGCCTCGCTTCCAATTCCGCAATCTTCTGCTCAGGCGTTTTGTATTCAACATAATCTTCGTTCAAACCAAAGCTTCCACCTGTATCTAGGATGTACTTATGCGGACCGAAATCCGCCGGAACGTCGTTGTCATCTACTTCTCTGTAATCCAACTCACCATTTCCATCGAAATAGATAGATTCGTCGGTTGCCAGTCCTTGTTCAACCCGTTTGATTGTTGCTGTTTTCGCTACTGCGATTCGTGTGTTCTTCTGGAAAACGATATACACTTTCTGTCCCTCCTTATACTGTTGGCGGCTTGCTTATACCCAGAAAATCTCTCATCAACAGAGTTTTTGCATCCACTCCGGTTCCAACGTATGCCGACTTTATCAAATTTGGAACAAGTGGCACAGCCGAGCTTTTTGGCAAATAGGCAAAGTATTCATATCCGTTTACCAAAGCCGCCACATTCAATTTCACGATACCCCGCAGGATAACATTGGAATTTTTATCGAAGATACCGATGATCATGCCTGTGTCAAAATATTTTTCTGGAAACAGCCCAACCGAAGTCCCGCTTGCATTCGTCGTCCTGGTATTTACATAGGCGTACTGTCCGGTGGGTGTCTTGGTTATGGCAAAGTGAACCCCGGGCGATGCTCCGCTGGCATCAAACATAGGCATCGGATCGCCGAAAATCAATCCGTTCGCATTGCCCGTTAATTCGACCACAACCGCAAGGTTCATGTAAGTAGTCGTCGACCCCGCGTTCCCAGCCCAAGTATTTGCTGCTTGTCCCATAAAAGCTACCCGATATCCAGATAGCCTTATCGCCACCGGAAAGCAAACAGGAAATCGACCTATTTCGGGGTGCGTGTTGAGTTGGTGAACCAACTTAGAACGATAGTACCCCTTCCCTCCTATGGAATACATGCTTGGTAACGGAGAATTTGCGTACGGGTTATCGACTTCGTAGGTTTTTATTACTTTGATATTCAACAGGTTAGCAACATCCATGAGGGACACATAGTTTGCGAAGTATCCGCCTTTGTTGTCCGCATAATAGGCGACAACGCGATTTTGGCCGATGTTCATGAGTGTAACGTATTGGCTGTCGGCAGCTATCAAGTCATTGTACGCTGCGTATTTTGTGAGTGCCCTTGTCGATGAGTTGATTGTCACCACGTACGTTCGCCAGATAGATACTTGCACACCCGTACCCGACGCATACTCTGACCTGCCCATGATCAGAACAGAATCTTCTCCGATTCTGCAAACGTCACAACCGTCTCCATAACTAAAAAACGTTCCAGCTTCTATATACGTTGCCGTTCCGTTTGAGGTGGAGATTGCATCGTTGTCAACAGTGAAACAAAGCAGTCGCATTTCTCTGCTACCGTTGTTGGCATGGTACATAACCAAAACACCGCGTTCACTCAATACAGAAATGATTCGCGGCGCATAAACGTACCCATTTACAAGGATTTGTGACGTAACTCTTGTGAGATTTCCGATTGAATCTACCGAATATACGCCCGCCCAAATAAAGTCTAGCGATGAGTTGTTGTTCGCCTTCGCTCCTACGATCAGTATTTTGCCATTCGGCAAAATATGAGCGTAAATGTGCGTGAATCCCGTCGCTCCTCCGGCGTCTATATTGTAAGAGTTGAAACTGGATGTTTGTGGATTTACTGCTTGGGCATACAAAGTGCCATCGCTGGAAGTCACATGGATCATCAATGTCGGAGAAACAAACAAAATAGCTGCCCTGTGTTGATGTGGGGCATTTGCTTGTGTATAAGTGGCTGGAACAGGTATAGACAACGGCGGATTGTTGACCGTTTCGTCGATGGTTTCTTTTAAAGCAGCTTTCACCTTTCCGTTGTTTAACAAGGTCGCCATATGCCCTTGGCTGGGTACTTTAGAAGCGAATGGGTAATTTTTAATAATTGTTTCCACTAGCACATTCCCCCTTCTTCTGTTGCCGACCTTCGAATCAACAACTCGGAACTGGAAATAGCGATACCGATAGGATTTTTCGTCTTTTCTCTCGTCAGCTTTCCGTATTTATCAGCATAGTACCTTGACCCGGGAACCAAAGACAACCCCCGAACAATTCCTCTCATTTTTACCTTCACTTTCTCTCCACCGCTTGCATTTCCTGTGGAAATACCGATTGGTTTTTGTTCGATCATTACCATCCCTTCCACAAGCGTCGAAAGATCGCGAGAAAGGGTCAGGCCGACCAATTTAATCGACGTATGTGGACTGACTGTATAAGCATCAGTCACACGTATTCCACCCATCAGATCATATCCACTCGGGGTGGTTCCGCTTATGATCCTTTGTGACTCCAAATTACCGACGCGATATCCAGAATAAATCGTTGCAGCATTCGTGATTGTCACTTTCGACACAGGCATAATCTGATTCCACTTATACTCCAAAGGCGTACTGAACGCATTTACAAAGTCGATCAGGTAGTAAGTTGTCGTGGTCGCTGTGTAAATGGCTACGATGACGCATGAACTTTTGCTTGATCCAGAATCTACATTAGCGATGTCGTCTGCGTTCACAACTTCAATCGCAAGAGCATCCCCGTCGCCGTAAACGCCATGCATGAGCTTGGCGTTTGCTGTATCGAACGTGAACACGCCACCTGAATACTTGATTTTGAACAAACGAATATCAAATGAACCATTCTTGCAAACAACCCAAAATTCATCTGGATATACCGTGGAACGAACGATGCCGTATGTTACGGTTCCGATAGTGACGGCGTTTTGATGCACCATTCCCGAAAAACCGAGGCTCGGGCTTGTCGTTCCTGAAAAACTCGCGTATACGATGGTCGACATCGTACCTGACGTTCCCCACAAAATCACAGCTCCATTTGCGTATCGTACACCTTTAGCCCACACGTACGTCGTGTTTGCCGATGACACCGTGTAAATCGTAGAGAAGTATGCCGTTCCGGTGGAGTTGTTCACATACATTGCCATGGCGCATGCATATCCGCTCGAATTTCTGTGAGTCAGTACGAATTTTTCGTTGGATATACGAATGATGGTTGTATAGTACATGCTTGTTCCTGAAATTCCAGCTACCGTTTCTGTAAACGTCAAACTCAAATCGCTGCCAACTCGAATAAAGGCAGCTGCCAAAAACGATGATTTAAGCCCGACGAAAACAGCCGTAAGGGTGCCTGCTTGTGATAAGGCCGACATTGTATTGAATGTCCATCCGTTCAAAAGATATTCCTGGCCCTCTTGCACCATGCCATCATAACTATATCGGATCGCTTTAAAACCGATCGTCGTCGATGTTTTCTGATAAGCGATGACAGATACCGCTTCTCCATCTTCCTCCAACCCAACGTACGCTTTTAAAGCCATACCGTCAGCCACTTTTCCCGATGCCGTTATCGCTGTTGCATACTGCTGCCAATATTCCCGGGATGTCCTTACCTTATTTGCATTAGCTCCTGTTCTTATCAGCTCCACAGCATCGCCTTTTACGATGGATTGTCCCGCGATAACGTCAAATGTGTTTTCTATGTCGATATCAGACGTACCTTTCCTGCCGCCGATCAGCCCGTGCTGTTGGAGTATGTCCATCAGTATTCCCCCAGTTTCTCTTCATAAAGGTCGCCGTCCTCGTCATAAAAGAGCGCTGACGTCACAACGGACACCGGAGTTGTCCCATCTGCTGCATACCGCGTTTCTGTTCGTCGAGAATATCTTCCACTCTCGTCAGGCAACGTCAGTTCGCTCTTGGTATGCATCGTTCCATTTCCTCTGAACGACCTGACAACGGTATAAACACCATTGATGTCTTTCTCCGTTCTTTTGACATACAAAACTCCCGTGTCGTTTTCGACATTATTCATCCTGGTCTTTAATTCCGGGATTTCGCTCGCAACCAAGCCGTTCACCGCATCCGTTAGTTGACCTTGGTCGCCAAGGACGTTGTCGATTCTCGCGTCGATTCTTGTGACGTCATCTGTGTGTGCCGAAAGAACAGGCTCTATCTCGAAGCGAAATTTAAATTCAAGATCACTCGCTGTGCCTATCGCCACTTGCACCCCTGCTTCAAGATTTTCAACCTTTTGATCATAGATATCAAACGCTCGATTGATTTTTTCCGCACCCGCTTTAAGAGAATCAGGTGCGGAAGGATCAAGGACAATGCGTTCCGTGTTCGTCGCCATGTCTGATCCCTCCCCTTTTCATCGTTGAATTTTATGTCAAGTGAACCATCAGATTCCGCGCTTTGGGCGTAATCACTCGCGATGACGACAACTGCCTGATTCGGACGCGTGCTTTCGTGGAAGCAGGCACGTTGGCCGCAAATTTCAATTGAACAAAGTTTTGATCGATTTGCACGGAGGAAACAGCTGACCCGAAGCCAACCCAGTCCGTACCGTTCAATGTATACTCGACGATTTGATTCGTGCCCGATGGCGTGTCCAGTTCCACATAAGCTGTGATCGTGGTGAAATTCGTCGCGGACGTGATTTCGCGACTGATATACGTGCCACTGTCCTTGTATGCCAACGGGAACGCACCGACAGCAGCTTGCACGACGGCAGAAGACCCTTTGGACTTGAAAACAGCACGAATATAGATTTCATTTGCCGTCTGTCCAAAAGCCGTCACGCTAGCATCATCAAGCGCGTACCAGTTTACATTGTTCGGCGAATACTGCCACTGAATCTCCGCGCCCCTCGGAACGATTTGAGACGCGGCGAGCACCATCTGAGCAGCTCGATCAACTGACATCTTTTTGAATTTCAAGTAGTAGTTCGCAGTTAGGAATTTCGCGCCGATCAACCTGAATTTTAGATCCATGTCCTGGTGCGCTGTCCATGCAGATGCGTTCGAGGACGAGAACAGCAACCCAACATCATACGGCTGCTTTGCAACAATTTTTTGAGACACAAGATCTTTTTCACCCATCTTCGCTACGTGTGCCCGGTAGTTCGAAGATGGAGTCAGTAGGACAATCGCATATTCGACGTTCGCTCGCAGAAGGATCGGGTCCGGAAACCTCACCCGCGTAGCGACCGACCCGTCCGCAGAAACTTTGACATCCTTCGCGTTGACAACGGTTGACGTCAGAATAGTCATGGACGGATAACCATTAGCTACCGTCCGCAATTGAACTGTCACGTCTGCGTTTGGGTCTTTCTGGCCGAAGTAAAGGTCGAGCGCTGTAACATATCGTTCTTCGGTCAAAAGGAAGGTTTGCGCTAGCGGGTCGTATAGCCGCCACGACGGGATTTCCCAAAGTGTTGATTCAATTACTTGTTTGCGCCCCACAGCAACGTAGGACGCTTTTGCTTCGTTTTGCTTCGCCATGTCCCTTTCCCCCCTAGACTTCGTTATAGAAATACACTTCGCGGGTTCCGCTGCGAATGTTCGGCGGAATCATAAACTTGCACTGGAATTTACCCAGCCCGTCTGCTTTGATCGTTCCCGGTGCTGAACCTGCGACCGTTGTCCCCATCGGAATCAGTGGTACAGTGACACCGTCGAAAGTAGCTGTGATATTGTTGCTCATCGGCTCGAACGCTTCGCCGTTGACGATCACTTCTCGCTGGCGAATGAACGGAATCGCTTCGTCCAGCAAGATTGCCGTCGTGGTCTTGGTCGTCCCGACTTTGCGCCAGTCGTCCCACCATCCGTACACATTTTTCGTGATGGTCTGCTGTTCGATCCAAGTGTCGCTCGACGGCGTCAGACGAATGGTCGCAATGTTCCCAAACACCATATACGGGTTGAGGTTCATTGTTTGTGTCGTGAAGGACTGGTCGATCAAAATTTCTTCAGTGTATGGCGACGTGACAAGCCTTTCATGCACCCTTGCTGTCGTGCCTGCCGTGTCGACTTCGAGATCAAAGAAATTCCCGTCGATTGGTAGTTGCAACACCTTGTCGGCTGGGTTGATCATAGCGTCGAAATCTGGATGACCGATGTCCGTGCGCTCGAAATTCGTAAAGTTGTCGGTGAAGATCCCTTTCTTGGTCAAAGATGGATCGGAAAGCTGTGCTGCTGTATCAAGGCTCTGGATTGCTTGGTTGTATTCAGCTCGTTCCAGCCGTTCCAGCAGCGACCGCAGTTCCAGCATGGTCAGACGTTTCGGCTTGCGATTTGTAACAACGACTTGGTCGCTGTTCGGTGGCAGGTATAATTCGCCCAGCTCCAAAACATCAGGCGGCGACGTTGGTGCAAAAGCCGTGACGGAAGGCTGCCCTTGGATGACTTTGATTTCATTTCTTGCGTCGATGTAATACACATCTTTTCGGGACAGGTAAAAGTCATAGGTCGTTTGGAACTGGGTGCCGCTGACTGGCTTGTCGCCAGACAACCACTGAACCCCGTCGTTTTCGAGCTTGGCGTCGGTTCCAAGTACAATCACCTTTGTATAGTCATACGTAACCGTGTATGACGTGCCGCCCGCAGGCTCCGCGCCCGCCAGCGACCAGTCGATGGAATCACCTGATTGCTGGTAGTCCGTTCCTTTGCTGTATGTCGTTCCGCCTTGTTTCACTTCGACCACGTTTACGACTGGCGTCAACGGCAACACATCAGCGGTTCCCCCGATGTTCCCGCGCGTGATTGTATCGGTTCGTCGGACGGTTGCTGTGATTTGAGTGATCTGTTTGACAGGGTTCGAGTTCAACGGGTAAAAGGACGTCCCGCTGTTGTATGTTTTCGTTTCGTTGACGACAGTCCGGTATTCCAATGCTTTCGGTACTTCGATCCTTGTCGGCACCAACCGTGAAAGTTCGTAGCCGAGGACATACGCTTTCCCGGCATCAACAACAAGGTTCACGCTACTTTCGTCTTTCGGCTCAATATATCCGTCCATGCCAGACACAAGAAAAGATCCGCTTGTATCGTATGTACGACGAGCCAGAACGGGCGTAAACCCTTCTAGTTCGGGCGGAACCTTTGCTGTTACCAATTCGCCGTCAATCAGGCGGTACATGGTCGTAGCTGCCGGATCGTTGACATACCAGTTCGGGATCGTGATCGTTCTATCTGCACCCGGCATTCCGAAGTTGGAGTGCGCTACTGCTGGGTCAAGTAGGTCAGGGTCATCCTCAAAGGTGACAACGGTCATAGTCACCTTCAAACCGACGTTTGCTTCCCCGACACCAGTTATTGGCAGAGTCGTGTCAGGGATGTCGTGAACGATACCATCCAGGTACACGCGAGCAGGAGTTATGCGCAACTCAGTCTTGTCTCTGTTGATATACAGCTCTCCGCCTTCGATGACGTGTCCTGCACCAAAGATGATGTCACCGATTTGCTTGTCTCGATGCAGCGCGATGGATTGCATTTCGTTCAACTCCGCGCTTTGGATTCTCCTGCCTCCGTTGATGTCGACCGAAACCCACTTTTTGTTTGGGTCAAAACGGTTGTAATGGGTCATGGTTCATCCTCCTACAGTTCGATGATATACTCGATGCTCTCGCGTGAGTGTTTGTCGCGTACGACTGGATCGAGATTCGATAGATTGACAAAAAAGCCATAACTTTCGACATCATCAGGCAGCGCGACGTCCTTGTTCACTGGCACGCCTGTCCTTAGCTTTACGTTAACGAACACTCCCGTTTGCCTGTATGTTGTGACCGGGAACTGATCGTACTTGAACCACGCTTGCACGTACACCCAGCGGGAATTGTTCGCGATTGCTTCTTCCTCGCTGACAAGGCGATACTTTTGCCCTGTTGTGATTTCGATGTCCCCTGCAGGATCAGGCAACGCATACCTGACTTGGTCTGCTCTTTTTAGCGCGACCAAGTTTTCGATCGTACCGTTGTATGTAGGCTCCGGCACTACTTCTGGCGTGCCGGGCCAAGGGGTATCCTTACCTGCGCCAACAAAAATACTCTTGTTGTGGATAAAGTTGTAGGCGTGAAAGGTTCGCAGCCCTACCACATCCGATGATTTGATGCCCATTCAATGCCCTCCTACGGTATTACCGTGATTTTCGATCGCTGGACGACCACTAGCTTGTCCACGAATGTGAGGTCATCCAGAAACGTTATATTTGGCGACCAGAAATTCTTACGCTGTCCGTCACAAATCGACGAAAAATACTGCGTTCTGGAAACACCTGAGTCCATTTTCCGACCGCTGACTTCGTCGTCGTCTCTTTCCTTGAAGTTACTTGTCGTGAAAAATCGAGTCTGTTTGGTGGTGGTCTTTCCTTGCTTTGTTTTGAGGTATGCTGCAACTCTGACACCGAAGAGGTAACGGAATCCTGCAAGTCCCATCAGTTTTACGATTCCTCGTGCGATTCCCACAGTTTCTGGTGTCGCGTAAATAACCGAGGTTAAAGGTGCAAACTCCCAGCCGTCGGCCAACACGCCGAAGTCTGAAAGTACGAGACCGTCCTCCGGCATAAGACGGTAAGACTCCTGCAAACCAAAACCTTGCGCGAGCACGGACTCAACGGTCATCCTGCCGTTGGTTGCTCTGAGTTTCGCCAGCAAGTCTTCGTCGTCAGCAGCATCAAGCTCGCGTCTCCAAAGTTCCAATGAAGGCTCATACATAAGATGAATGAAAAACGCTTTCCAGATGTCGCTATCCGCTGGTAGATAGCCTGAGACTGCATCCATAATCGCCCGCATGTGTCGGCTTTTTTTATAGTAGCTAGGCAGCTCAGCCATTAGCACATTCATCTGCTCTTCGCTCATATGACCGTCACCACCGGGTCAATTTGTGCATCCGGGCGAAGTGTCATACTGGTCGTCGGGGAAAGAATCCTAGCGTCAGTAGCACCAGCACCAACCAACACTGCAAAAATCTGAGCAAGGAATAAGGTCCCACCAACACCAATAGAACCCGTATAATCCAATATAGTTTGTCGTGCCTTTTCTTGGTCCAACCCAGTGACTGCAACTTCAATGTTTACAACTTGTTTACTTACAAGTCGAACCACTATATCAAGGCCAGGTGTCTTGCGGCGATCAATTAGTTCACGAACCGTCTCCAATAAATTAGGGATCGTACCGCCAACAACTAAGTCAACAGTGCCGATCCCCCGTATCAAGTTGAGCGCTCGCGCATAATTTACGCCTGGTATAGATAAAGCCCAACGTTCATAATCCGATATCGATCCACCGCGCTCCGGGTTGCGTTTATGACGCAAAATTCGATTGCGCAAGTATTCAGTTGGTTCGTCTTTATCAAGGGCCAGACCATAGTCGACCGCCATGAGCTCCAGGTATTTCCTCGTTGCGGTTACACCAAAAGCCTGTTCGATAATCTTGCCGCGTTCTGTCTGGTGCTTAAAAAGAGCTTTTCCAATCGGAGCAAGCGCATCGTAAATAATTGAGCCTTCGCTTCTGTCCAAGTCCTCCGGTACGGTGCGGAGCATGTCATATAATATCTGCTCAAAGGTCGATCCTTCCATGAAGCTCAAGTCCGTTTCAGACATCTATCACCATCTCCAACACCCCTTCCTCTGTAATGATCGAAAAGAAGATTTTCAGTTTGTTGCTGTCCCATTCAAACGCGAACTTTTCACATCGCTCGATGCCGTATAGATACTCCAAAGCTTCACGCACCAAGCGCGTCGCCTCTGCTTGTTTCCAAGCCCTCGTTCCACTACCCCTGATGATTTCTTTCAGCTCATGCCCATAGTCCGACGAATAAATAGGGAACGTATAACGATCCGTTCGTAGTGCTTTTGTGGCTTTCTGTAGCAGAGCCTCTTCACCGTCGATCATGACTGACTTGCCATCAGGTCGCACGACAAACTGACCAGTTTCGAAGTCGAATTTATATGTCCGAAGCACATTGGGGATAGGAGGCCGTTCCCGTTCAGAACTCTCTTCTTCTACCAAAAGGAGCGGGAAAATACTCATGGCCTCACCACCCGATCTATGATGTAGTAGGCAGATTCTACGGATAGGACCAGTACCTTATCATCTTTCTTTAGTACATCCTCTGATTGCAGCTCCACATAATTGTGCTTGTACGAGGTGAAGGGAGCTGCGAGATCATCCGTGTCTAAGAAGTCTTCTTTCTTCATGTCGCCCAGATCCCGTTCAGCCTTTTCTTGGTGCGTAATCGAGACAATCCGTTTATGCCTCGTCAAATGCTCCACCACAGTAAGAAACTCCTTGCCGATCGGCTCAGTCATGCCATCTATCAATATTTTCAAATCCGGTGAAGGCTTTATGACAGTTGCCAACTCAATTCGAAAATCTTTCTGAGGTGGCTTTGCCCCATTCTGACTTTGATTTTGATTAATGCCCGACAGAGTTTGAGCAAGCTTTTGAAACCCGTTCACTTTCCACTCACCTCCATCTGTAAATCAAGCTTCATCTCATGGTATCTCGGGCGAATGGTATGGCTATCGCCGAAGACTGTATATGTCCCTTGGAGTGCCGTAATTTCCTCGAAAACCTCGATCTTCGTTCCGGCAATGACATCATCAATTCCCAATGAGGTAACTGCTGCCTGCTCCTTCACTCTGCTCAAATTCTGCATCTCTTGCTTGGCAATCGATATTATGTTTTCTCGATCTTCATCCTGAATTTCAATTACCTTTACAAGATGGCCGTATCGTTTGGCTTTGTCAGCATCCACCTCGTCATGCAAGACAGAAATATAGTCACTATCACTCCCAATCACCCTTACAACTGTTCGCATATCTGCAATGGATCGCTTGCGCTCCGCATTTAATAGATTGCTACCTTGCTGAATTTTCCATTGTTTTGTTTGACCTCGCTGCGTTCCGACATACACCTTACCTTGATCAATCCAGCACCAGTAACGGACGCCAGTTGCCCGGTAAATTTGATTGAGGACATCGACAACTGCGTCCCATACGCTTTTACCACGTATGACTTGTTTCTCAACAGCGGGCATCGCTCCGATCCCACCCACAGGGATTCCATGCTGTGCAAAAATGAGCTTTAACAGCTGATCGGCAGGTCCCCCTAGATACACCACAGCTACATCGTTATTGAGTAAATAAAAGCCGAAGTCATATGCTACTGGGTTGATGTCGCCTTTTGACGACTTCCCCAGATCAACAACAATCCCCATAAAGAGTGATTTAACCGTACCACCCGTGTACGAAATCAGCTCCATCAGGTCACCTTCTTCCACATCCACATCAGGCCAAAATCTGTCCCGGCCATTGTTTGTCTTAACGGCCAGAGTCCGCTTTGCCTCCTGCCGACTTCCAGACCAAGTCGCTTCTGTAAAGGGGAGGCGAAGTGCTTTTTTACCAGGCTTTTGGAATCGAACCTCATAATGATATTTCGGAAGCATCTGCCCCCTCCTTCCTGCCCTGTCATCGTGAATTGTACTTGTCGACTAAAGACTCTTTTTCGCCGCCTTTTTTCTTTGTTGCTGACACTTTGGCTTTTCGTGTATCTGGCCGTTTTCCTTTCGCCGTTGTTTGGAAAGGAATATTTACATCAGTGCTCTCAACCGAAACGAACCTATACTCTTTCAGTGCTAAAGTGAACTCCAGATCAAACCCGTCCCAATCGTAGCTGAAATCTCGTATTGTCACTGGAACATTGATTTCACTTCCTGTTACCGTGAATCGAATGGGGTAGCCTGAGTTTTTCCAACGTATAAGAGTATTCTTAAATTCTTCAGGAGAAGGAAACCCATCATAGTCACAATCCCCCGGATCATATGACTCTGGCCATCTGGTTGAAAAAGAATACTCTTCCAATGTTGATTCTCCGATGATAGTTGCCTCGCCAATGGCGACAAGATCAATATCGATGTAGCTATGCCCGATCTTTACTGCTATTTTCGGCGGGATGACAGGTAGACGAAGCTTTTCAACGTTATTGTTCCAGGTTAACCAGAACTCCAGATGCTTGAATTTCATCTCCCCTACCTCCAATAAAAAAGACGCGACTCATATTGAGTGGCGTCTAAAACGTTTATTTTACTTTCACAAATTCACTTACGTATTTTTCCCTCTCAGTTTTATTGAAGTAAGGATTAACGATTTTTTCTCGCCACAAATCAAGACTTGTATCCTTATTCAAATCGTCAAGGTTAATTTTGAAATAACTTTCGGCCATTTTCCGGTCCATTTCACAACTATACACTTTTCCATTTATCGGTATAATAAGTTCTACTTTGTTTAAGCTAGGGAATTCTCTTAAAATGCGTACGGGTTCCTCCATTAGTGTTTTGTTTATGGCATCACCTGTGCTCCAATAATCGTTAAAGTCTTTTTCGGAAATAGTGCTATTAGAATTTAAGCTCTTAAAGTCTTGATAATCACCCATAAGTGTGATTATTGCACTATTATCCGATACATCGACTTGTTTCAAAAAGGTCCCACCTCTAATTTTGGTCGCATATGTTTTTAACCGCTCTATCTCAGATGCTTCCAACTTCTTAGCTACGGTTGTCGAGGTGATTTCCTTATTTGGCTCTACATTTCCAACAGCACCTATCAAAAAGATAATCAATCCAGCGCCAGAAAGCATGAAGTTTCTTTTTGCCTTACCATTCTTTCTAATTAGCGAATAAAACGCGATCCCTAGAAAAATTAAGAATCCCAAGAAGCCTACGACTCCGACTACCACCCACATTCTTGTAAAGCCTCCTTAAAAAAGATAAAGAGGTATTCTCCGTTATGGAATGAAATACCTCTTTACTCAAGAACAAAATAACCAGTTCCTGCTAAAACATGTTGTAACTTGTCAGCAAGGGTATCCGCAATCTTATCAGATAGACTGTCTAGGTCTTCTTTACTGTTTACGCTACTGCTTTGAAGTGTCATTTGGATAGTTGGTCGGAAATCAACATACGTAGAACCTGAGTTTTGTCCTCCAACTGCTGTTTGAGCAACCCCTGTATTGGCGAGAGATGGTGTATAGCTTGGCACCTTGCTGAATGAATTTTCTATTGCTGAAGCAAGTGAATCACCAGAAGCCTCAACGCCGATCGCCATCGTCTCTGGGATAGCCATCCCGCTGTCTGTGAGTCGGGAGAACGGCCCCAAATCTGCGTCCGAGTGGGGCAAGAATTGATCCGCCCATTCAAATGCACTTGCAATTGCATTTGCTACTTCATCCTTCACGGATAAAATTCCGTCAACGATAGTGGTAATGATTTTTTGACCACTGCTGAATAACCCACTGATCCAGCCATCAAACCATCCATCTATCGTGGTAAAAGCATTGAAGAATGTTTGCTGGACCGTATCCCAAGCTCCCGACCAATCGCCAGTGATGAACTGAAGAAACGCTGTGAATATCCCTTTCCAGAAAGCGATCGTTGCATTCAAATATGCTGAGATACCTTCCCACACCGCGATTCCGGCGTTCTTTACCCATTCCCATCCGGCAACCAGATAGGCGCTCACCATGTCCCAGTTTTCATATAGCCACCAGCCAACAGCGATTAATGCTATTACTGCTGCTATTACAAGAAGAATCGGCCACAAAGCACTAATTGATGCTATTCCAAATCCTGTCATTGCTGCAGTCATTGTTGCAAAGCCAGCTGATACAGGCATCCAGATACCAGCTAGAAATAGCAAAGGACCTACCAGTAAAGCCAACACAGCAACTATCATCAGAAACGAAACAGCTACCTTTGTGATAAATGGATGTTCTTTTGTAAAATTACCAATCCCTTTAGCGATCCAAGCAAGGGAGCTTACAATCGGCTTTACTACATCCAGTACCGATTCACCTACTGGTTCGATGGCGAGCTGCATTTCGTTAGCCATAGCCTGCCACTCATTTGTTACCTGACCTACTATTTCGCTTGTCGTGCCCGCAAAGTCTTCAAGTGGTCCAGCATTAAGCATAGACATTAAAGTCTCGCGACCCATATCTTCATATTGAGTCCCGAAGACGTTTCCTAGAACATTATCTTGTAGCTTTTGATCCTTGATGGATGCGATACCAGCAGTTATGGCTAGAATAGCATTTTCTGCTTCTTTCCCACCCGCTTTGATTTTATCAAGCATCTCGAATAATTTCTTTTCTCCGAAGATTTCTTCTAGCGCCCCCAAAGCATTCTCGTCAAGCGCCTTATTCAACCGGATACCGAAGCCTTCTTTGAACGCATCGCCCAGTTTATCGAAATTGAACGCCTTGTCTGCTCCGGCCACAAACATACCCATCATCCGCTCGGCGCTGATCCCCGCCTCTTTAAACTGTGGCGAATACTCCCAGATTGTGTCGAGCAAGTCCTCTGCTTTGTCTCCCACTCTCTGATAAGCTACTGTAATCATATCCAATCCTTTTATTGGATCTGTAGCCCACTGGCCCTGCATCATGTCGAGAGCTCTAGCAATACCATCTTGATCAAGTTTCCCGAACGAAGCCTTTTCTAGCGATAGAACCCCTTCAGCAATCGCTCCTATTTGCTCATCTGTACCTTCAAGTAACTGCCTCAGCTTTCCGTATGATTCAGCAGCTTCTAAAGGCGCCTCAACAAGACCTGTGGCGTAGAGTTCCTTTACTGTCTCCGACATGCTCACCATCCGCTCATCAGTTGCCCCGACATTTGCCTGTAACATCCTGAGCGCTTGATCCATAGAGTTGGCTGCGACGGCAGCTACTGATAATCCAGCAGTAATGGCCGCACCACCAGCAGTTGCCAGCCCTCCAATTACTTCTAAATGGCCTGCTACAGCATCGACGTGATCTAAAGCCTCAGATGCCTCGTCTCCAGCTCTTGCGGCGTCACGTAAGGCGCGCTCTAATCGCGAAATCTCCTGAGTGTCGATATCCTCTTCGGCACGTTCCATACGCTCCAACTCTTGCCTGAGTCGTTCAGCCTCACGCTCAGCCTCACTGAGCGCATCGTCCAAATCTTCGATTGGTCCAAGGTCAAAATCGTCAAGCAAATCATCCAAGACATCTTCTACGTCGTTGGCGGCGTCTTCAATATCATCTAAACCATTCAGAAGTGCTCGGATACTTCGGAGGATATTAGTTAGCTGTCGAGTCATTTTATCTTGAAATTCTAACGTGGTCGTCACAGCCATCCGCTATCTGTTCCTTCCCTTGCTACGCCGTTTTGCTTGCTCTATTTTTTTCGCTTGTTCTGCCTTTTTTTCCATCTCCAAAGCTGTTGAAACAAGGACAAATTGTTTCTCTCGTTCCGGCAAATTTAGGATTGCAGATGGTACCATGCCTTTTTCCTGCCAAATATAAGAATAGAGAGCCAGATCAGGGCTCTCTTTTATGAGTTTTTTACTTCTTCCTCCGCCTCCTCATCTTCAGCGAAGTCGCTGATTTGAGCGATGGCCTCATACAACGAGTCAATTTCATTTGGACGGAAAATGCAAGGAACTGCATCAACAGCAGCTACTTTTCCATATTTCGCGAGCACCTGTTGGGAATCAATACGGAAATCGGTTCGATCCGTATCAATTCCGGCAATAATGATTTCGGCCTTATAGCGCAAATCATCAAAATCAACTTTCCGTTCTGCTTTGCTCTTTTTACCAGTAACGGATACTTTGATGGCACTCTTGCGAGCTTTATAGTACACGTCGCCGGATACAGTGCGAACAGGAAGCTTCACTTTCTTGCGTTTCCACTCCCATTCCCCTTTTTCTGCGGCCTGTGTGTTCATCCCCAAAAACTCTTCCATGGTCAAAAATTCACTCATATTATGCTGCCTCCTTCTGGGGTTCCCCCACCTCTATTTAGATAAATTCGTAGTCGTCGACTGTGCCTTCTAAGCTGGTGTCTTCGTCCAGTTCACCATGACTCCATTTCAACAATGCCAGTGAGTCTGGAGAAAAACCAGTTACCGCAACCCTGTACTTGCCCGCAACGGGATCATCCAGTTCACCAATGAAGTTCACTTTTTTCTCAGGATTTGCGGCGATTGCCACGATGAGTTCCTGAATATCTGCTGTACGTTCAAACGTTGCAGTCATGTTAACAGTAGAGGCCAGTACACGATGGCTTTTGCGTAGTCTACCAGCTCTTTTACTTTCTCCCTTCTCAAAGTCTTCGGTAAGCTCAAAACCAATGCATTCAGGAAGTTCTTTCCCGTTTTTATCGTAAAAATGCCCATGGGTGCCAGAAAAAGTTTCTGCCATGCTGCTTCACCTCACTTTGCTTGGTTGTAGATGTAGATTTTTTCGAGGGCATCCTGGTGCCGGAAGCCCGCAATAAAGTGGCCCGCATTGCGCGCAGGTGTGTAAATCGCGTTATCACCGTGATAATCCGGGTCTTCGATGTACTCATAGTCAGCAGCGATAACCTCCAGCGCAGCCAGCGGTCGGAATACTTCCTGCTTCATCATCTGGCAAAAGGCTGCACGGCGGGCAGGGCTGTTGCTGTTGGGCTGCTGACGAATCCAGTCCTTTCCTGCCTTTTCTTCGGCATGGAGGATTGTATGGAAGGTATCAGCCACGCGGATTTTGCCAAACTCTCTTGACTGATCGGGGCCGGGAATTGTCAAGGTGTTTACAGGCTCCTGAATGATGACCTTGTCATTGTCCATATTGAGCATCAGCACGCCAGCCTGAACCATATCGGTCAAATCCGTATCCGGGTCCCACTCCACTGTAAGCGACTCAAATGGTGTAATATACAAAGCCATGGTGTAGTTGAGTGGTAACGATGCCATAATCGCTGCTACATAGATAGCCACTTTTGAACTCGGATAGGTTTTGCCTTTCCACCGCGCTCCGCTACCTACGTTGACGACAGCCATGTGATTAACATCGGTAGATGCTTTCGTGGTTGCTTGTTTACTTTTATCTCTCGCCTCATCGCCACCGAATACAAACTTGATGTAGTTCCCCAGTACGTTTTGCTGCTTTGTCCAGTCTTCCGCTGCTGCATTTAATGCAGGATCAGCAATCCCAAGAGTAAACACACCATACTTACCTTTTTGAGTTGCCAGCGCGCTTTGATAGGTGGTATATTTTGTGGCCTCCACACTGGTTCCGCTGTTACCACCGCTCAAACTTACCCCTGCAGTTGAAGCAGGCAGCGTGTCAGTCAGTTTTTTCAGGACAACAAATTCGCTATCTGCAAAAGCAGCTACCAGCTCATCAACCGTCTTTCCAGTTCGGCTATCTACCAACTCAAATCCCCGATAAACGAGCAGTTCCGTCTGATTAGCATCCAATAAACTTGGTTGTACGACGACTTTCAATTTGTTGCCTGCCTCGCCTTTGTATTTGGCTTCAACTCGAAGCACATCTGTTTCTCCATTCTTCAAAACTACGCTTGCAGTAGCTGCACTATCCCCTGCCACGCGGTACAGCAATACCTCTGTTGGGAATGGATCTGCTGCCCAAATCAAATTAAATGCTTCTGTGATTCCGAAGATTTTCTCAGCGGAAATCTTGGACCGGACTGTTACAAACTCCCCGATTGGTCCCCAATCTGCGACAATCGGTAATGCAAGCTTTCCCCGATTACCGATTGTCGTTTGCTCCTTGATGAATGATTTTAAAAACGAATAGACACCAGATAAAACCTTATCTTCACCGGGCTGAAATTGTCCTGCCATTTACTTCACCGTCCTTTCTTTGAATTTCTTCACAAGCTGCTCTGCCTGCTCAACAGTCATCTCGTCTGGCGCATCAAAAAAGGCAGCGGTTGCTTCGACTCGGTTTACACCGAACCTTTGCTCCGCTACCTGCAAGATTTGTTCTTTTTTGTAAGCCGCCGCTTTTGGCTGGCTATTGTCCTGATCCGATTTGCGAACCATAACGCTTGTCTCCTTTCCTCAGCGTTTCATCATAACGTCTATGGATTGCTTCCAACTGGTCGTAAACTACCGGAGTGTATGGGATATAAACGGTGTACTTCAACTCCATTGGAAGGTCCAGCCCGTCCGGCTTGCTCATAGTCAAGCGGCATTCCCGCAGGTAGCCCACCTGTACCCTTTCCTCGTTGAACAATGGCAAGGCCCACCTCTTATCAGCCAAGTCTTGCCTTACTTGTGATACCACGCGCGCGAGTTGCGCCTTGTCCTTAGCCAGCAGGGCAAAGTTCATCGTGCATTTTTCCCGATAGGCATCCGCCCTTCGAGGTTCCGGGATACGGAAGGGCACCTCTACAAACCATGTTGGCCTCTTGAAGTCCTTTGGAATCAAAAGGTCCTCCGTTTGTATTTCTGTTAGCGAGTACAGCCAGTGGCGAACGGAGAGAACATCATCACCCATCGGGGAACAACCTCCTTGCCAAATCGTCGAGCTCTTCTTTTACCAACTCGTCCATGATTGATTCCACTTCTGCCTCTGATCGGGCAAGAAAGTGAACCCCAGGGATTCGTTTACCTTTGAGGACCATTCCCCCAGGATGATCAGGAACATAGATAAACTTTTCTCTGTCCCAATAACCCGGCACGAATTGCCCCTTCCGTTGTGTAAACCCCTCTTCTACGTAACGTGCATATGACAGATTAGTGCCGATCGTTACTTCAGCTCGTAATCCGCTCAACACCAGATCAAAAACGTTGGAGGCATGACCAATCGTGAGGGAGGCCCGTAGAATACCATCGCGCACGGGAACTCTATCTTGTGCTCCTCTTAAAACTTGTAAAGCAGATGCACGAGCGACCCGATCCATAGAAAACTGGGCCTCACGTTGTGATCGCTTTTTCACTCGTTTATATAGCCGCTCCAGCTCCTTCTTATTCACCTTCGCCATCAGATTTCTGGCTCCTTACCTGTAATAGGATCGACCTGGGAAATGACCACTTCAAAGTGATGCAAGCTCTCTGCCCCATATACAGGATAGGGTAGACTGACTTCGAACATCTTGCCAGCATACTCCGACTGTTCGATCTGTAGACGCATGCCCGGTTTCAACCCCTCGTATAGAGTGTGCATCAAGAAGTCTTGTGACGTTGCCTGCCGCCCTATAAGCTGCTGAATGCGACCAGGGGAACCAGATATCCTGCAAGGCACGTTCTGGGCTACTGTGCGCCATTCTGAGCGGTCTTTTCCTCCGGTGAAGGTGTCAGTCTCCCCCCCGACATCCAGAAGGGTAAATGAGTAGCACAGAAGCCGTTTGTATTCGCTCAAATCATCCACAGCTTCTGCCCCCGTTTCTTACTGTATTTCAAAATAATATCCTGCACCTTCGGATCGTTTGACGAGTAGGATATTGACTCCTGATAGTCCCCTTGCTTCACGCTGGTTACACGCTTTTCCTGCCCCATATCCTTCGCAACCATGGCCGTAGCCAATCGCAATTCTTCAGGCACCGGGTCAGGAAGATTCACCTGACCCAGCACATAGATGTTTGCATTCAGAACGACGGAGCTCAACTTGTCAGGCGACAAAGAAGCCAGTTCAGGAAAATGAGCCAGCAGCTGCTCGTTACTGAGGATTGTCATCGGTCGTCACAGCCTGACTGCCGCCTTCGTCATCCCCGGATGGGTCATCCGCAATCTTGTATTCATGCTGGGAGTAGACGACTTCATATGCCTTGCGACTGACTTTCAGTTTTTCTTTACCCTTACTGATCAAAAGGATGTCATTTGGCTTTTTCATTGTGGGGCAACTCCTTTCTCACTGAATTGATTAACCTACGAAGCCGACAGGACGCAGCACGCCAAATGCAGCTTCCTTGACTACCAGGAATGCCACTTGGAAAGTAGCTTTCAGCGCAACCATGTCCTGCTCAGCAAGAGAAAGAGGCTTACCATCTGCCGCATTGACGCTTTGCAAAGTAGCCTCCTTCAAGATTTCGTATTCGATTTGTTGCAAAATACCGACCTTGGACTTTTTGTAGTCGCCTGCAATGAGATCCGCTTTCGTTTTATCCCATGCTCCATTGCGGCAGTATTCGATCGGAAGAGCGTAAAGGGAATCTTCGGCAACCCCCTCGCGGACGGAGGTCAGATAGAGCGGATCGCCTTGGCTGTTTTTCAGACCACGCAGAGAAGATTTCAGGCCAAAGTGGGCAGCGAACGCGCGCGGCTCTTGATCATCTGCTTCGATCAAGGCCATAACACTGTTTACGTCATCCGCGAGGTTTTGCCCTGCTACCGATCCGCGGGTAAAGGTATTACCGGAGTTGACAGCAGCCGTGAGGATGTTGGTTGCAAACGGCGACTCCGTACCGATGAAGGCCGCTGCATCCAACTTGCTGTAGAACGCTTCGGCGATATACGGCTTAAGTTCTTCGAATACGTCAACACGTGGGCGGTTGAGTGCTTCCTTCGACATCGGAATGATTACACCCAATTTTTTCGCCTGCAACGTCACCTGGGCCCAAGTGGCCTTTGATGTTTTGATTCGCTCTCCCTCACCTACCCAGTAGGCACCTGGGCCATCGAGCAAGACTGGAATCTTCTTTGTGGCCGACGCCATTGGCTCCAAATCGGCCAGTTTCATGATCGCGGAACCGCGAACAACGTCCTTGATGATGTCCGTAGCTGTTTCATCAGGAATCAAACCAGTCAGCTCCGTGCTGAGAGTAGCTCCTTCGGCAAATTTTTGAATGTCAAACGAAAAGGCTGCGGCCATAGCCATTACCGGCATTACGCTCATTTGTTTTTTCATCATGGATAAGTTCCTCCTTAGATACGCTGCATTTTTCGCAGGTCAGTAATGTTTGGCATCGATGTTTTTTGTTGCGTGGACGTCTTGGCCTGTGGAGTGGTACCTCGTGGCGTGCCGTCTGATTTGAGCCACGGTTTCGACGTGATCAACTCGGACACATGCTTGTCGATGTTCTTGATCTTTCCGCTGTCGGTGACTTCGATTTTGGTCAGCTCAGCCAACCGGATCGCATCAGCCAGTTTGTCGGGATCAACGCCTTGTTTAATGGCTTCCACGATAAAGGCATTTTCAATGCGCATGGATTGAATGGTCCCATTGGCAGTCTTCAGGTCGGTTTCCCGCTCTGCCAGCTTTTGCTCGGCCGTTTTTTGTGCTTCCAGCTGTTGTTTATGGGCATCGACAATACCCTTCAGATCAGCAGCTTTCTCAATGCCCAAGCCCTTGAGGAAGTCGCTGACTGCTCCTTGCAACGCGGAATCGTATTCCTCTTTTGAGGTAAAGGCTACCGCAGGTTTACTGCCGCTGTCCCCTCCCTTATCGCCTCCTGCAGCAGCTTGACCGCCTCCTCCATCGGAACCAACAACTGCTCTGGTACCACCACCATTGTGCCCGGCCTGTCCACCTTGACCACCTCCATTCCCGCCGTCACCGCCACTAGCAGCACCACCTGCTTCGCTGAATCGTTGAATTTTAAAGCTCCATTGTCTCTTTTTCATGTTCACTTTCTCCTTCCTCAGATTGAATTTCCAAAGAAATGTATTCAGGGTATTGCTGTGCAACCGCTTGGATACCTAACAATGCTGTCTGCATGATGGTAGAGATTGCAGCACAGACAATGTCTTTACCGTGCTCCGCATAACCCGCGTGTCCTGCGGCATGAATCTTCATTTCGCCATTATTCAGGTACGCTTTGATCTTGATCACATCGATCTCGCCCCCTTTCAGGCCATAAAAAAACACCACGATTCCGTGATGCTACTCAGGCAATCCCTTTTCTTTTGCCCATTCTTTATAGGTGCGTGCAGAAGTGTATCCTCTTTCCTGATCAATTCGGTAAGACCGCTCTCGTTCCAACTTCTCCAAGACCTTCGATTTCATGACTGGTCGCCAGTAGGATCGGCAATTTGGATGATTTGGAATCCGTTCACCTTCTCGCCCTGGATTCTCCTCAGTGTCGTAATCCAAGGGAAACCTCTTGCCATCAAGCTTGCGACACTGGGAAGACGTCCGCTTATCCAAGGTCGCACAAAACTCTTTTTCGCTCACGATGTCTGAATTGGCTTGGTAGGCCATCGTTTGCCCTTTGGCGGCAGCCCGGTTTAGTTCTGTACGAGCAAGACGCTGAGCGCTTGACCAACTCTCTGATGTCCTTTTGGTAATTTCCTTCGCTGTTCGTGTTACACCCCACCCCTGAGCAGCACCTTGTGTGATTACATCCTCCATAGATGCTGCCAACAGATCAGTACGCATCCGAATCCGCTTGGAAAAATGCCTGCCCTGCCATGGTCGTTCCAATGCAGCAAGCACCATCCCCGTATTAATCAGCGGGAGTCGCACTTCTACTTGCGCATCCTGTTCAAGAAAATAGAGGTGATGGAACAGGCTGCGCTTGTACTCTGCTTCCCAAGTAATTCGTAATTGCTGCTCTTCTTCTAGGCGGAGTGTGTACAGGATTGATTTAATGCTTGCCATCACCTGATCCAGACGTGCAGCATTATAGATTAGGGAAACTAAGCCTTCGCCACTTTCAGCAAATCGAGCGTAAAGATCAGTAATTTCTTGCACAATGCTTTTATTAGCTTTGGAAAATAGCTTTTTCAGTTTGCCCCCATGCTTGTCGATTCTTGCTTCCAGTTCCTCTTGGTAACGCTCCTCTCTGCTCATGCAGCATCACCTTGCGGGTCATTCCCACCATTATCATTTTCGGGGCTGTCGCCTTCAGGATCATCGCCTTCATCTACAGCCATAGGGTCAAGCAACGCCATACGGCGCTTGGACTCGTCTTCCTGTTCTGCCAGAACCTTGTCGCGGGAAGCTTTCGGATCATCAATGAACGGCAGGAGCGTCAACCGCTCTTCATGCGATACCTGGCCGACAAGCTTGGTCACGACATCTACCATCTCTACCAGGTTGACAGGCATGTTTTTGCTGAACCGGATATCGATGTCTTGATAGTCCCATTGCTTTTTGTATTTGGCATTCAGCATGCCCGTCAGGATACGGATACGGTTTCTAAACCCTTTTCCGTACTGGCGCATTTTCAGACCAGCTTTGATGTCCGCATGGTAGAAGATTATCTTCAAGGCAATGCCAGAAGGTGCGGAGCCTACTTGATCAGGTCGCAGATGTGGCGTTCCCGATTGATCGAGAATTGATTCAACCAGTCGGTTTATGGTGTTTTCCTCATGAGTATCTTGAAGGTCCCACGTAATGGGCACAGCCTTACCTCCGATGAGGATTTGAGAGGTTGCCCACATTTTCGCAAGATACTGCTTTTTCCTCTCCGCGTCGGTGATCAGATTTCCCTCTTCGTCATAAAGCAGCAGCTCGTCCAAATCGAGGTCTTCAAACAGCACCTTCGGATTTTTGAAGTATTCCTGGACATTCACCTTCCCGGTTACCGCTTTGTTTATCGCATCCATTAGGTTCTTCAGATCAGCAAGATCGCCCATGCCTTCAATCAATCCATTGTCACGGTATTGCTGGTGTTTACGCCGCCGATTCACGTAGTGCGTCCATGGTACGACTGGTTTCTGCTGGAGCTTCCCGTCTTGATCCTTTGCCAATACAGTTACCTGATGGGCGACCGGATTGACTTCTCTACTCGTATCCAAAACGAGCGCGGCGCCCTCCTGTCGAAGATAGGTAATCTCGTTTTCGTCGTACACCTCGACTATTAGCGATTTTTCGTTTCGCTGCATGTCGGTCAGAGAGTAATAGCGGATGACCGCGATCAGCTTTGCCTTCACGGTCGTATCATAAACAGCAATGCACTCATCCGTTTTGAATTCGGTCATGCAAATCTGGCCGTCTTCATCAAAATAATAGTATTCAAAAACCTCCCCATCGATAGAGCCGTCCTCTATCAGTTCATAGGACAAACTCTCTTCATCGTTGTCTACTAGAACCGCCTGCAGCTTTTTCGTAAACTCATCCATGCCATCTTTTTCAACGTTGGCCGTATAACGGATAGGGTTGCTGGCTATGTAGGCCGTCCCAAAGTCGACGATCTTCCGGGCGAAGTTTACCACAATTCGGTTATTTGGCTTGCCCTTTTCCTCCGGCAGCTTCAGAATGTCGTGGTCACCATCGACGTACCTCCGCATCAGGGAGTAGTCCTTTTGCTTGTGTTTGGAAATCAGATCAGATACCCAGCGCCAAGTATTGTTGGCTTTGTTTTCCTCATAAAACTGCTCAAGCAGCGTTATTTGCACGCTTATTCACCCCCTTTACGCCGCATCGTCGGCAACCTTCCACGGAATCACTTTGAACCGGGCTATCAGTAACTGATGGAATGTCTTGCTGTTCCATACAAGGTACCGCAGCGCGTCCATTGAGTGATCGTTTTCCTTTAGCGGAATCTCCGCTTTTTCACCTGAAGCTCCTTCTGGATACCTGTAGTTTGTCAGCTCCTGAATCACATCTTTTAGGTGATCGCTGATAAAGATATTTGGCCGCCCGTTGTCCGTTTTCACCGTAAACAAAGATGCAACGGCACGGATACCAGGCTTCAGATGCTTCTTGGCCGCTTTTGCCGGCAGGCCATTCGTCTGATAGGTCTTGATGTTGCTCGGGTCCTCCTCGTCACACCAAAACAACCTGATCTTCCACTTTTTCATCAGTTCTTTATCCTGTGCCACCCAGCAATTCGGATCACCCGGGATGAGGATTTCCATCTGGCGTTTGTAAATGGCATCGACGATCCACAGTTCACCGTTGGCTGTCATGGCACCAACCAATGTGACGCCGGGATTTGTGAAGCCCCAGTCCTTACCGGCCTCGACCAAAACAAAATCGCCGTTTTCAAACTTCTGCCGACACAGTGATTGCGGAACAACGTGAATAGAGCGGTCAAACTCTTCATACACCTGCCCAAAAAACACATCGAACCGGGCAAATATCTCCCGGTCAACATATCGCTTCGGCATGGTCTCAATCATGCGCTGTATATTCCGCTGCAGCTCAGGCAGTGGATTGTCCTTGCTGGTCCAGTAGAAGTTTCGCCATTCTGGATCGTTTCGGTACTCTTCCAAATGCCCTCCAGCTAACGTGTGTTGACCGTTCAAGACGATTTCATGATAGAACCAGTTCATTCCCTCAGGCGTGGTCGTCCAAACGCTCCAGCCGCCTTTATCAGCGAGAGCATAGGAGAGATACCCACTCCATGTATCTGCCTTCATTTTCGACGCCTCATCCAGCCACACCCCACTCAAACCTTTACCAACAAGTGTTTTCGGTCTGTCGGCGGACTTGAACTGAATGAGAATGTACCCTTTCAGCCACACTCGATTTTTGGATAAGTCCCAGTTCTCGATCATTTCCTCTGGAATGACGGCAGCCAGTTCCTCCTGCTGAATCTCTGACATGGAATAGGTCGGTGACACACACCAGTATTCCAACCGCGGCTTTGGCTTTTTCATTACCTTCAAGTTGCGTGGGGGCTTGTATGGCAGCCCCTTGTCCGCCTCGATGTCTGCCAAGATGTTATCGAAGAATTTTCGTGCGCCCACATTCGTCTTCCCGCCTCGACGCCCACAGTTCATGACGACATTTCGAGCGTCGGACTCCATCACTTCTACTTGCTTCGGATGAGGGGTCCAGCCCTCGAATGGATCAAGGTCAAGATCAAGCACCAGGCTCACGTGACCACCTCCGAACGGTGATTTGCTTCTCCGGACCGCCACCGTTGCTCAGCAGTTGCGCTTTGAGCTGTATCGCCTTCAACTTTTTGTCTTGGACTCTGGTCAGTGCTTCTTCCAGAGCCAGTATGTCCTCGATCGCTCGGTACTCGGTCTCTTCGATCTCTGTTGTGACCAGTTCATTCCGTGAAAGAACCACTGTTTTCGAGTGACCGGACTTGTCGTCATGAACCTGGACAGGCTCTTTTATGGTGACTCGCTCCTGCAGGATGCGCCGCTGCTTCTCGGTCAAACCTTTTTTCAAGTCGCGTATGCGGATCATCATTTCCCGCTCGCGCCAAGTAAACAAACGGATTTCTTCGTCCGCCTGCTGCACTGGATCGAGATTGATCCTGTCAAGCACCTCGGCTTGCTCTGGGGTCAGGGCATCCATCCAGATCGATTGATGCTCGCCCGTTTTGACTGCGTTTGTATTCCGCTTTGGTGCGCCGCCCCCAGCTCCGTGAAACCGACACACCTCATAACCAGGCTTCGCCCAGTTTTTGCATTGTTCGCCGCGCTGCTTGCTCCGCGCTTTGCATCGCTGCTTGTCCGGGTTTCTCGCCATCTACATATCCACCACCTCATTCATGGGGTTGTTTTCAAAACCAGCAAAAGTTTCTACCGATGTCACCCTTTTATGAGGGGGTGATTCACTTGGTACGAATAATCGTAAATCTCATTGCGATCGCTTTGCTCTTGCACTACATCGAGACGCATCCAGTAGAAACAGTTCTTGCAATGGCCGCAATTATTTACACGTGGCTGAAAGGACGTTAGATTTCTACCTTTTGCAGCTCAATGTCCAGCTCTATTAGCTTTTTCAGGTCATCAACCGACTTGATCTCGATGTGACCCGACTGAAAGTCCTTGACCCATTTTGCAATGGCAGCCTTTACGACTTTTCTGTATTGCTCCTTCGACTCCAAGATGCCTTCCATCACTTTGACTTCATGCTGCAAGAGAAGATCAAGAGAGTCAACGGAGGACTGTTCTATTGTTGTTCTCATTGAGACGCCCTCGGCTTTCCGGTAAAATGGAAAACGAGATAGTGGCTATGAGGTTCCGTGGCCACGGGTTTCCACTATCTCAGCCGGGGTGACCCGGGTGCAGAGGGGGACGTTCGCGCGTCTCCCTTTTGCTATTTTAAGCAGCTTCCTGCAACCTACGAATTAGCATTGGCTCTATGCCAGTTGCCTCGAAAAATCTGCGTTTGATGACATCGCAAAACTTTAGGTCTAGCTCCATAGTTCTGCAGGTACGTCCCATCTGTTCGCATGTCATTAGTGTTGATCCGCTGCCACCGAAGAGATCCACCACAACATCATCTTTCTTGCTGCTGTTCCCGATCGGAATCGCCAGGAGTTCGAGTGGTTTCTGTGTCGGATGAACATATTTGCTCACATCCCCCCGGGAAACCTCCCATATTGTTTCGGGAACAGGTTGCTCCTCTGCAAGACCCGCACGCCAAACAGTTGTCTGCTTCCGATCTCCATACCAAGCCGGGGCCTTCCCTTTCAGATGAGCATAGAACACTGGCTCATGCTTGAATTTGTACTGCGAAAAGCCGAAGCTGGCTGCATTCTTCACCCAGATGCACTGAGTCCTAACAAGCATGCCAACTTGATTCATTGCGTTTTCAAATTCTCGTTGATACCGTGACGGGTGGAATACGTAGATCGCCGCTTTTGAGTCCATTATGGCCGTATAACTACTGAACACCTTCCGCAAAAATTCCTCAAATTGCTCCATGGGCATATCGTCGTTCATGATGCTTTCCCGCCCATCTGCAGACAACTCGGCTGACTCACTCTGAAAAGCGACGTTATACGGAGGGTCTGTTACCACCAAATCAGCCTTTGTACCAGCCATGAGTGTCTGCACATCATCCAGGCTTGTAGAATCTCCACACATGAGAAGATGCCGCCCCAGCTGCCAAATATCTCCTTGCTTCGTTTCGGGCTCCTTGCCCTCATTTAGCGCCTTCTGGATATCGAAATCATCCTCGACAATCGGAGCTTGAACCTCGATGTCTCCATATTCACTGAGCAGTGCTATGACTTCCTCTTCGTCGAAGCCAGAAAGGGTGATATCCAATTCGCTTTCTCGAAGATCGGCAAGCACCTGCGCGAGCTTTTCGTCGTCCCAATGCCCGCTGATCTTGTTCAACGCGATATTCAAAGCCTTTTCTTGGATTTCATCCAAGGTGACGGCCGAAACGACTATTTCCGTTTCTCCTTGCTCTACAAGGATTTTGAAGCGTTGATGTCCTCCGACGAGGTTACCAGTTCGTTCATTCCAGACGAGCGGCTCGACGTAGCCAAATTCTTGCATCGATCGTTTCAGCTTTTCATATTCCGGGTCACCAGGCTGCAAGTCGACACGCGGGTTATACGGAGCTGGGTTGATCTTTGAAACAGGGATTTTTCGTAGATCCAAGCCTTTTTCTCTCCTTCGTGGCGATAGATATAAGAATTAAGAATATTGCCAGCCCACAAACTGCTGAAATCCTTGACGCTGTAAGTTTAGAGCGGTGTTTTGGTGGTGTAACGAAACGACTACTATTCCGACGAAAAAGTATATGTATCTTTTCACCGCAAAAAAGCGTGTTCGTCCTTAGAGCCACAAGGTTTCATACGCTGTTAGCTTCTGGCGACCCCCTAGTCCAAGTTCGGGTCTTCGCCTGCCTCCGTGATCTCCTGTTTGAAGAGCTGCAGGAGCCACGCTTCTGCTGTCTTCCCGTTGAGGGAATATAGTGGATTAATTGCCAGTGCTGCCCGGCCATCCAAATCAGTCCGGCGTAAGACGTGTAGCTCAATAAGCGTCTTCACGACCTTCCTGGCCGTAGGATAAGAGCAGTCAGCTATGCGGGCAAGGTCTTTGACTGTAAGTGGCGTCCCCTTTTGCCCGCGTTCATTGTCTCCCAGCAGGAGATTTGTTCCCTCGCTGGCATAAGGAGCGATCTTCAACAAAAAGCCAGCCTCAGCGAGTGACAGCTTCCTGAGCCGTCGCTTTGCCTTCTGGCTGGCTTTGATCTTCACGAATTTTGCGCTGCGTCCAGCTGGACGGAAAACCTTGACGATCTCATCAGAGCGCCGGAGGATTTGCTCCTCAAAGAAAACTTCTCCGGTATTTGGGTCAACAAATTGTCTCACTACATCTCGCCCACCTCCATGAAAAAAAGCACCGCGCGGGTGCTTAGGGAATCGCTCTGATAGCTAGCTTTACAATCTCACAAAGATTTTCAACTTCACTTTCAATTTCAGCCGTTACTTCAGTTAAATCTGAATTGTTCTTGGTATGACCAACCTGATTTCGCAACCACGTATAAATTGTTTCCATTGCTCCATTTTTTCTTGGATTGGCAGTTGGTCTATCTTTTTTCGAATCCCAATAGGCTGACTGCTTAATAAAGGAATCAATTTCTTGTTGACTTACTGTGTCTTTCTGGTTGAGATCCTCTAATGCAAGCGACAAAATACTATAGAGAAACATAAACCTTGAAACTGGCTCAGTATTCTGCATTGCGGCTTTAAAAAGTGGCAGGTAACTACTTTCAACGATTTTAGAAGTTAATTCATTTTTAAACTCTTGAATCTGTTTTTCTGTAAGAGACCTTTTAACTGTCAATGAAGCATTAATTTGAGAAATACCAATCGCTTGTCCTGGAATGTTTGCATTTATCAAATACGGATTTCCAATGCTTGTATTAAATTTAAACGAAATAAGGTCCACAATGTAATTTAAAGGTTGTTTTAACAGTGTTTCTGCTTCAACCAAATTTTTAACATTTTGCATATAGAACCTGATAAACATTTTGTTAATTTTTGAGTTCTGGTTTTCTTCAATAGAAATCTCCACTTTGTTAATGTCAGGAAAAATATTCTCAAGAACAATTACTTCATCTAACCAAAGCTTGTGTATCGAGCACTGATAGGTAATATCGCTTGCCATTAAAAATCCTCCTCCCTTTTTCACAACCAATCCTACCATAAATTTCAAACTTTGTGTGACTACAGCCGCACTTCTTTCGGCAGGGGCCGCCGCCGCGAGCCAATCCTTATGCCTGTTGCGGTCACAGACTGTAGGAGGTGGTGCAGATGGGCCTGCAAGCCCGAACCAGCAAGTTTGCCCCTTACTTGCCGTTAATGACACGTCCACTGCACTCTTGGGGAGGATCGGCGTATCGAATATGAGAGGTACTGGACAAGGGGCGAGGGGCCGGAGCCGTAGGTCTCGCATGTAATCCCCTGTCCGGTATTTCCCAGATGTATATTGTCGCTCTCAGCGTTCACCCAGGCAGAAGGGAGTCAAGTGATACGTGATCGCGACGAACACAATCTACAAGGTTTAATACAAAAACCTTGTTCCTCCGTAGCGTCCGCCGCACCTGACACTCACCAAAAAGTAAGTGTGCATGCTCTTACCGTCATGCGCGCATATAGGACTCCTGCTGCTCTGCCTGGTCGACTACAGCTATCATCATCCCTACGTTTCGCCCCGAGTACCGTTTTGATAAGGGAGGAATCCGGTATCTCCCAAGGGGCGTTTTTGCTTGCCCTTGACTCAAGATTACCGATCCTCGTTGGTAAAAACGTCCAGCAAAATATCCCTGATTTTGTCCGGGTTTTATCCCGTTTTTTGTCGGGATTTTGTCGACAGTTTTATGCATAAAAAAGGCACTCAGATCATACCGAGTGCCGTGGCAATTTGAAAAATCGCCTCTTTCTTTTTTAAATAGTATTGGTCTTTGGTCAGGCCCAGCTCCAGGTAAACATTGATATCCTTCACCCGCGTCGTGCTGAGGTACTTTTCTTCGATGATCCGCCGTTCCACTTCATCCAGCGAGTATTGCAGTGCCCGCTCTATTTGGCCGGCTTTCAGCTCGCTTATCGTTTCTGTCTGCTGTAGTCGTGGAAACAACTGACTTATGCCCTTCTCCTGTAGCTCCTGTTTATTTTTCACAGCAACGCGGAGGGCTTTGTACTCCTTCAGTTCTTTCGCAACTGCTTTTCTGACTTCCGTCTCATTTACTGGTTGCAGAAAAGACAGCTGCTCTTGTATTTGTGCGCTCATTCCTCGATTCCCCCTCGCGGCAAGCCCATGTTATAATTTTCTTGTCGAAGGAAAATTATCAGGCTCCCGGTTGGGGGCTATCTTTTTAGGAGGTATTGCTGTGCCTGAAATCCACTTCTCACCTGAAATTACAGACATAGCTTTAATTGGAACAATTGCTTGTTTCGCTTTAGTTTATCTTTGTTGGAGAGCCAAGCGAAATTGATTACCTTTAACCACGATTTCTATTTTAGAACGTGGTTATTTTTTTCTCTCAACTCTAGAAATTTTTTGTAAAATTTAAAAACACGATGCTGGACCAATTACCAAAACGTGATAAAATTGATTTGTAGAAAGTTTGTGACGTCCATATTGTCACATCCTGCCGCCTAAATTTAAAAAATAGGCGGTTTTTTCATTTTCTCTTATGTTAAACAGTGATCTTCTTTATCTCTTCCATCAGCTCATCACCAAAGCCGTCACCATCGATGTAACCTGCTCTGTAACCTGCTTTTACTGCTGTCATGAGGAAGTGCAAGCTCTTTTTCAACCTTACAACCTCCGCCTCTGCCGCATCAGCTCTTCGAATCCAGTACGGCAGCGCGGTGCGGGCTTCTGCGATAAGCCGTCCATCATGCACGCCAGCACCAAAGCTATCTGTGAAGCAAATCACTTCTTGCTCTGGAATGCTGACAATAGCCAGCGAGTATCTACCATCCGTTTGTGTATGCCATGGTCCATCTGTAGCTGCCTCGCACACCTGCATGTCTTTTTCTGCGTCACGCATGGCTTATCACTCCTCTTGCCATAAGGTACACCAGTGCTACAGCGTGCGGCGCTGTCGGCAAAGCTTGCTCTGTAGAGTAGTCCATCTGATATTCGCCATCGTCAAAGCTGTATGCGCCGCCATAATACCCGCCATTCAGAGAGTGCGAGTATTCGAGGTAGATACCTTGCTTCTTCGCTTCCTCCACCAGCACGCCCATGCTGCCCCAGGTGGTTGAGAACTGGGGGAGCAGTCCCTTATTCTCCCCACTGCTGTTATCGGTGCCGCCTACCCAAACATTCGGTATGCCATTGTAGTAAACGACTTGCCACCCCAACGCCTCGGCCACTTTCACATCAAGCTCACGTCCTGCCTCCATTACTCGGACACCTCCAGCAACTCAGGGTTCTCGTTAATTCTTTGTTTTATAGTTGTCCAATCAACACCGAAGTGTTTCGCAATAAAGTTAATAGATTTTCCTTCTGATAGCAGTGTTTTCAGTTCGTTTATTGGGATTTTTCGCCTTTTCTTAAGCTTCACCTTTCCGGAACGCGCCCTGTTTGCTTCGGAAATCTTTCGCCGATGCTCGGAAGAAAACTTCTTCCCTTTGTTATGCAAACTTTGATGCCCTGGTCCGATCATCACCGACAAATTCGATTGTAACGCACAAAGCTTTTCGTGATTCAAATGATGCACATACTCGTTAGATGAAAGCTTCCTTCTCATCCAATACATCATTAAGAGTCTATGAACGTGGATTTTTTCTTTGTGTATCGAAACGGCAGGGTATTCACCATGAATGAAAATCTTTTTTGTTCCTAAGACAGGTTTTTCTGAATACCATAAAATAGCTTTTTCCAGTTCGCTTTCATCAACAATACAATTACAAGTGTTGATGAAACTAATCGGCTTTTGATGTTTCACGGTCATTAAGTAATCCACCGTCCTCCCATACATTCCCGATGACTTCACAACAGCGTTCCAACGAGTCAGACACCAGTTCCTGAAAATGTTTTCCTCTTGCCATAAAGCGCGCATTTTCGGAGTCCCATTCAACGGTGTAGCGATATGACAGCCCGCTTGTTTCGGACGTTTTTCCCAGGATATCCCCCTCGTAAATCTCACGGTCGTTCTTGTCGCGGAGGCCGGTGAATTGCATGTACTGGAGATGGTGAAGCGTCTTAAATTCTTCCTCGTTCTCTGTAATGTCGGTGGCTACAATACCCACACTGTTGAAAGTGAATACAACCGAGTCCTCTTCTCCTAGGTAATACATTTGATCTTTAACGTTATCCCACGCCCGAAACTTGATCTCCCGTCCTGCTTGCATCCCGTTCCCCTCCCCAATTCCAAAGTCCCTGATGCCCTTTTACTGGCACCGGATTGATCTCCTTTACATCCGTCATCTGCCAAGCAAACCTTCCTCAGTGTCCGTCAATCGGTATCATGGCGTCGTCCGCGTCCCGGTAAGCTGCTACCTGGCCTGTGCCCGGGGTAACGATCCGCAGGCACTCTTTAAGGTTGGCTGTCGCCACCACCGCGCCTGTTGGCAGGTTGTCCGCCGTGTATCCGTGGTTTGCCAGCACGCTGCGAAAAGGCTCCTTCTGGCACACTGCCTTGTCCACTTTCTTAGCAGCGTGGATGGCGATGGGGCCACGGTACTTTGTGGCCCAGCCTCGTGTTTCAAATCGTTTTTCCCCGAGAGCGATCAGTGTCGCCCAAGGCTGGTGGATGGTGAGTGCTTTCATGGCTTTGCCTCCTCTACAACCGCCTTCGCCCAGGTTGCAAATGCCTGCAAGGTAATCTCATATTCACGATCACGTACATCTACGCGTCCTTCTGTGCACAAGTACCGAACCAGGCGCTCCTCACGACCTGTGTAAACGTAGTGATCGGTGTAAATCGCCAGTACCTTCCGAACCGTCCGGTATTGGCTGCCTTCTGGATGGCCGTTCGAATACGATTTTCCGCATGCGATTTCAGACTTTTTCAATGTCGTCCCTCCATAGATACAAAAGTAATGTTTTGTTAATCAGCTATCGCAACAACTTCATGAAACACTTCCGTTTCTTCATAGGCACATATCGCAGCTTCGTAAGCATCCATTGGTGAATCGTATGTTGCCATCACCATTTCGCCCACTTTGATTGCATATTTCATGTCACATCCCCCTCCCATTTATCAAAACGATTGTTGTGTTAACGATGCCACCGGGCTACCTTTCGTGATACCCAGCCCTCTTTGATTGTTTCTTTCAACTCAACAGCCATTCTGTCATGTCCGTTCAACTTTGCCGACCAAACTAGGAGGCGCCCACCTATCAGGAACAGGATGTCGCCAAACCATTCACGCATGATTATCGCCTCTTCTCTCAATTGAGCGTTTGTACCCTACAAGCTAAAGCCATCTACCGCCTCGTCGATCAGGTCTTGAGTGATGCCGATGTATCGCAGAGTGATCGACGGGTGCGAGTGATTGAATATCATCTGGAGTGTGGCGATGTCTTTTGTGCGCTGATAGAAATGGTAGCCAAACGTCTTACGAAGTGTATGGGTACCAATCTCGCTCAGTCCTATCTTCTTCGCAGCTCCGTTGATGATCTGATAGGCTCGGACCCGAGTGATCGGCTGCGGCCTTTTCGTTGAGACGAACAGATACTCGTCACCTTTCTTGTCGTCGATGTATTGATCGACCTCTTTCCGCAAGCTGTCGTTGATGAGAAACCTTTTTCGCTTGCCCGTCTTCTTTTCAACCAAGATGATATGACTCTTACCTTTCACGTCCGAAACCTTCAAGCGCAGCAGATCAGATATTCGTAACCCGGTGTTGATGCCCAGTACCACCAAGAAATAGTCTCGCTCAGACCGCTTTTTCAACAGTGATTTAAGCTCGTCCAATTTCTGCATGTCCCTGATTGGCTCGACAAAATTCATACTCATCCCTCCGTGGAGTGATGCCTGTTTTTTTGTCTCAAACGGGTGTGCTACTCTATCAGAAAAGGAGGCGTGATATCGTGGAAAAGTCGTTTTATTATTCGGTAGAATGGTCAGAAGCCAGTTGCCTGAAAAAAGCACTCCAGACGATGGAGATACCGTTTTCTATTGAGCAACCCTCCGACAAGCTGAACCTGGCCGCCGGACACGTTGCTTTTGTGTTTCCAGACCTGCATGTGCGAGTCTACAACAGCGTTCGGGAGCTGTTCGACGGGCACGGGCTGCGTTATCCCGAGTAACTACTTCCTCCCGTTCCAGGGCGGCACGGCACCGCCCACTTTCCAGTTGTTCACTTTCGCGTTTACGATAGTTTGATTGATTCTCTTTTGATCGGCAGTTTTAGGGAATCCTCGTCTCCAAGGGTGATCGGGTGCTGGCTTAACGGCTGTCATATGATCCCGCCTTTCTGGTGGAGAGGAGCAGCTTTACGCTGCCCCGGGCTCACCGCCGTTTTGCTTCGCCATATGATCGGTTACGAGTTTCTTGTATCTGCTCCATGCTGCTTGCAGTTTGGTGGATGATGTACCAATCGTCGGTGCAATCTTCAACCATGTTTCACCCGCTTTTCTTCGGGCGAGCAAGGCGGGAAAATCATATTCGATTTCTTCAAAAACTGGGGCCTGTCCGCTCAGGATGAATGCTTCCAGTGTTTCTTTGTCGATTGCTGCGGCAGCATCTTCCTGTTTTTCAGCACCATGGTCGTCGGCGTCATTCTCGCTAACCCCGGATGCATCTTGGCCTTGCTGTTCTGGATCATGAGTGCTTCCCTCAGTCTCTCCTTGGTCGGCTTTGCTAGCAGCAACGTCATCAGGACTATCAGAATTTTTGTTTTCGGTATTAGCATCTGCCTGTTCTGCGGGCTTGTCCTCTTTTTTCTCATTGGCAGCCTTTGGCTTATCCTTGCCTTTTCTCCACTCATCCCATTTCAGGGCCATAGGAGCTACACGACTGCGGTACTCGTCAACAAGCTCCACGATTTTTCCGCTCGACATATCAAGTTCAGAAGCGATTTTCATATACGTCTCACCTGACAGCTTGCGTGAAATGATGCTCTGGAAGTCGTAAGGCAGGTCATCAAACTGGGGGGCAAATCCTTCGCGGATAAAATCATCAATAACGGAACGTTCTGCCTCTTCTTGCTCTTCCTTAGTCAGAATTTTTTCTTTTGGCAGCCCCAATTCCGCTTCGATTTGCTCGCCTTCTGGCTTCACTTCGTGAACGACCCCCGAATCATCAACCTTGTAGTTTACAACTGGTTTATTCGTTTTGGTATTAATTGCGACATTATAGTTCACGACAAGGGAATCCAAGGAAGCTTCGGCCCGCCGATCAATCATACTGCTCAAAGGATCGATTTTTCCTTGGAGATCGGTAATGCTTGTCTCCAGTACGATTTCCACGATACCCTTTGGTTTCAAGTTCACTTTCTTTACCAGTGGTTTAAACTCCATGTAGCTCATTTCCCACACTCTCCCTTGGTTTAATTGGTTTAAATAGCTTTTTTCTCATCGCGTTTTTTCTCTTTATACTCGTCAGTAGTGATCCAACCGCCGTATTTCATGACCTTCTTCAGCAAAGTGAGTTTCAGGTCTGGATACTTGTACATGAACATCTTCGCCTTGATTTTGAAAGCTTCTGTTTCTTCACCCTTGATGTCAATGACCTCCAGCGATCCGTCCAGGTGCAGCACTTCAAAGTCCGCCTTATACGTAATAGCTTGAAGGTTCTTACCATTCCGTGAGCACTTATCCTGAAGAACGTAGACTGGTTGAAGCTTCATGTCCCGAATTTCGCCAGCCGCTAATTTCTCTTTGAGAACCACGTAGTATTCTGACTCGGCTTTGGAATCGAACTTGATGCCATCTACATACGTGATCTTGTTGTTGTATTTTGGCGTTTTTGGCTTGTCAGTTTCCTGCTTGGTGGTTCGGACTCTGCGTTTCATGACTATGCCCCTTTCTTGATGGTCTTTTTCGTCCCGGTGTACCGATGGATCAGGACGAGCTCCGTCATGCTATCGCGCTCAACGAGCCAGTTTGCCGGATTCAGCTTCTTTGCTGTCATTACATCTTTCTGCCTATTCGTTGGCCGTTTTCCCTGTTTCACGTTTGCTACCCTCGCTTTCCTAGCGTTTCAGCATGTAAACGAACTGGCTGTCTTTCCGTTCAGCCTTGTAGTCTGGATAACGACTGGCATAAGCCACCCACCATTGCCTCATGGCTGTTGACCGCTCTGCTTCGTCCTCGATCAGCAACAGCCTGCGGGGAATCGGCACTTTCACGGGCACGCTGCCAGCAAGCTCACTCACTTCGTCCACCATGGCTTCTCTTCCTGGACATCATCAGCAACAACCTGGATGGAGAGTTGCTCGTTTTTAAAGCGTCGATCCAAGTCGGCAAATTTGTTAAATTCTTTGAGGAACGCCAGCTCCACCGTTCCGGTTGATCCGTTTCGCTGCTTGGCGATGATGACTTCAACGATGTTTTTGTTTTCTGTTTCCTTGTCGTAGTAGTCATCGCGGTACAGGAACGCTACGATATCGGCGTCCTGCTCAATCGAACCGGACTCGCGGATGTCGGACATCATCGGTCGCTTGTCCTGCCGTTGCTCTACACCACGGCTCAACTGGGACAAGGCGATCACGGGAACATTCAGCTCACGGGCGAGTGCCTTCAAGGACCGTGACACCTCGGATACCTCTTCTTGTCGGTTATGCGTTTTGGCTCTCAAGCGAACCAACTGCAGGTAGTCGATTAGGATGGCTCCAAGCCTTCCCCCCTGTTCATTCATCAGCCTCATGGCTTTCGCTTTGATCTCTGTGATCGTGATACCAGGGGTGTCGTCGATGTAAATAGGCAGCTTTGAGAGGTTTCCAATGGCCTCTGTGAGCTTCTCCCAGTCATCCGCCTCTAATTGGCCTGACCTCAGCCTGTCGGCCTCGATATGACCCTCAGAGCTAATCATGCGCTGCACCAACTGAGCCGCACTCATTTCGAGCGAAAAGATCGCGATTGGTTCGTTGGTTATCTCAGCGGCGCGCTGCGCAACGTTTTGAGCAAAAGCCGTTTTTCCAACAGACGGTCGGGCCGCAAGTATAATCAAGTCTGATCTTTGAAACCCGCGCGTAATGCGATCCAAGTCCTTGAAGCCCGTCGGAAGCCCAGTTACTTCTCTAGCGCCGTTATTGGCGTTTCGTTCGATCGTGTCGTAGACATCCAGCAACACATCCTTCGTTGAGCGGAACCCCCTGTTTGTAGAGCTTACAGCGACCTCTTGCAGCGCCTTTTCCAAGCACTCTACCGCTACGACCAGGTTAACTTCTTCTTCGATCAGGCGGGGCAACCTCATCGCAGTGAGATACAGTTTCCGCAGGTTGGACTTCTCACGTACAACCTGCGCGTAATACTCCGCGTTCGCTGCTGTAGGTACGGCGCTGGCTAATTCAGTGAGGTAGCCTACCCCGCCCACATCATCGAGCTGCTTCAGGTCCTGTAAGTGAGTTGTCACAGATACAAGATCGATTGGCTTGCCGGATTGTTTCAGATCGACCATCGCGTGGAAAATCTGTCTGTGCTGCGGCGAGTACATGTCATCTGGCGAGCACATGGAGTAAACCAACGGGAAGTAGGTTTCGTCCAAGATCATCGTACCGATCACGCTCTGTTCGGCCTGGTGGTTCACCAGCACATGGCTGAGGCTTTCCGTTTGCACCACCGTGTTATCCAAGTCCCTTCACCCTTCCTGCAAGCCAGTCATGATGTCTGTCATTGATGGCACCTCGCAGGCTCTCACCATGCAACGTGATGGTGATGGAGTTCTCCAAGATGCGGTCTGCGATCCGTGCGCCTTGGCTCCCCATCCACTGTTCAAGTCCCTCTGTGGTGAAGTTGCTAGAGTAGATGATTGGCCTTTTCTGGCTGCGGGCATTGATTACGTCCAGTAGTTTCTCCGCTCGCGAGTCGTACGGCACTTCGCCGCCAACATCATCGAGAAGCAGTACATCGCAACCGTACAGCACTTTCAGAAGCCGTTTTTCATACTCGTAGTCATCCACCTTGCCAACTTCACGGAATCGCTGGAACATGTGGTATGTGGTCATGAAGACAGCCGATACGTTCTTGCTCATCAACGATTTGTATATGCCTGATAGGATGTAAGTCTTGCCCAGGCCGTTGGCGCCGTTGAAGTAAAGGCCAAGCCCCGGTTTTTCACGTTGCCACTCGGTGTATGTATCAACAAAGTTGTAAGCGATCTTCATGGCATTTGCGCTTCCGGCTCGTTCAGTTTCACGAGCAAGAGCCGCTTTCGTGATCAGCTTGTCCCGGCTCGTAAACTCATGGCAAAGGGTCAACCAGTCCCGGTTCCGTTTTGCCTCTTCCTCGGCCTCTCTGGCCTTTGTTTCACACGTGCAGGTTACCGAACCCCATCGCACCTGACCAAGCAACTGGATTTGCACCGGCTCCAACATCCTTTTGCAGTAGGGACACTGCCTAGCTGGCGGCTTAGAAGCTTCGGCGCTTCTGGTGATACTCTGCCCGTCCGTCAGTACCTGTTGCAGCGACTTCACGGCCTGCACCTCCCTGGTTTCTGATTTTCAGCATCTTTTGTCGAGCCTCATGCTCTGTTGTCCGCCGGATGATACCAAACGTGTATTCTTCCGCTTTGTCGTCATGCTGCAGTACGTGCAGGCTCAGAGCGTATAGGATGATGGCTGCTCGACCCTCGGGCGTGTCAGCCAATTTCTTGTTTTGCCAATAGGTCAACAGCTTGTCCCATATCTTCGCTGCTTTTCCTACCGCGATGCGTCCGGTTGCCCGCTTCAGACGGATCGTGTTGAAATATTTCACGAAGAGCTTTCTTGGCAAATTAGAAATCGGGTTGGCGAGCATTTGCGAGTCAACAAAGGACTCCACATGCTCAATGTGTGCCAACTGCTCGGGTAAGTCTTTTAAATCTTTTTGTTGTTTATCTGTTGTTAATACTGCTGTTAAGGAGTCGCCCTCAAATTCGCCCTTTAATTCGTCCTTCAATTCGCCCTCACCCTCTTTTGATGTGCCTTCAACCTTTGGTACGACTGCATTTTCTGGCACTTCTAATTCGCCCTCGCATTCGCCCTTCAATTCGCCATTTAATTCGCCCTTTTGAAAACTGTTGAAAACCAATTTTTGGTTTCTGTAGGTGGACAAATCCTGCAACTTTTCATAGGCGGTTATCGTTACGATCATCCCTTTTTTTCGGTCCTTGAAGGTTTCGATCGTGATCAGAGCCTGTTGCTTCAAATACTCCAGCGAACCTCTGACTTGTTTTTCCGTCCATCCGGTATCCTTCGACAGCTGGAGAGTAGAGGTGATGAGCTGCCCCCGCTTACATCCAGCCGTATCTCTGTAGTTCGCCTGTTCTACCAAGTCGTAGTACAACAGCTTGTCCCTCTTCGATCGCCAGGATGAACGGGGGAGGACAAAAAACCCCGCTGCTCCTTGCTCTGCTATGCCCATCCCCTGCCCCCCTCGCTATCCTTGTGAAAACAAGTCGGTCCCTTCCTCACCTTGCTTCTGGCTATCGCTATTTTCCGTCGCAATTTCAACGGGATAAGCGTCAACATTGATCCATGGAACTGATGACATGTCATCAGAAATCTCGTGTTTCACTGTCTCGTCCATTATCAGAGCCTTTGCCAGTTCAGCTGACTTCGGAGCATATTTCAGTACCTCTTTCAGCACTGTTTTCTTTGCCATAGCCGGGAAGTCAGTCTTCCAAGGGGTGTTCCAGCCTTTTGCATAGGCTTTGGAGAATCGTTTAGCGTGTGCATCGATCTTTTTGGTCGACCACACTACAAAGTCAAAGCCACCGTTTTTGAGCTTATATACAGCGTAATAATGTGTCGGCTCTCCTTCAGGCACATCGGCTGGTACATGGGTCAGATTCTTATCCAAACCATAAGCAAACTCAAACTTGTCGTTTTTGTACACTTCATGTGCATAAATGGCTTGGTATTCACCAGTGCGATGAGCGAGCGCGATTATGCCCTTGTAGCCGATCTGGAATTGGGCCTCGTCTACCCATATTTCATTTCCATTCACTTCCTTTTTGTTCCGATATGGAATCAAATACGCCTCACCCAGAGGGGTGTTTGGCTCCAATCCAAGCTGGGCGGACTGCATTACAGCAGCCAGCAAACTCATTTGGTCGCATTGCAAAAGTTTTGGCGTCTGCCGAATGGCTGTCAGAGCGATGCGACCCAACCTGTCTGGAGTCAAATGCTTCGGCATCGCTCGCGCGATTTCTGACTCCATTCTTTTCAACAAGGCAGAGATTTGCTGTTCAGGCTTTAGTGCTGGTGTTGCTTGAGCCGACCTTCCGGCCAATTTGGTTGCCATATCTTGTGGATTTCCCATTCACTTCACCTCCTATGTTCTGGGCAAGTAAAGACGTGTGTGTGCTTTTTTCACATAGCTCATTTGCTTCTCAGCAATCACAGACCGAGTAACTTTCTTTTCACCGATCCAGCCGATAGCATAATCTTGCATGGCGTACATAATCTTGTTTTGAGCTTCCGTTTTCAGCAGTTCATATTCCTTGACCTTGGCTGCTGCTTTGTGGTACTGATCAAGCCAGTCCATAGCTACTTCTGGTAAAATGATTTCTTGCCCGTTGGACTCTGGATACAGTTGCCTGATCATTTCTGTTGTAGATTCTGTTCCATCCACTGCCGGAGGAATATCCTCTTCAACCAAGTTCCAAAAGTCTGATTCGATTTTGATTAGATGAGCGATTACCTCGTCGTTTCTATCGATCCGTTTGTACCGGAAGTCGTTCCCACCAATCAGAACCGCGATGTAGGCAAATTTCAGTCCGGTCACCGCGAGATAATGCTGTACTTGCAGATAGTAATGGTCCGGCATCTTCTCCTCGTCCCACTCAGCTGCAAGATACTTGTCAGCGGTTTTACACTCCAAGACTCCAAGCTCTCCGTCCATATGGATCAATCTGTCGAGGTTTGCCAGCATGAACGGGTAATCTTCGTGTGCGAGCATTTCATAGATTGGCTCGATTTTTAATCCAGTCCGTTCAGCAAATTCATCAGCGACAATGGGTTCTAACTTTCGCCCGAAGCGCGCCGCCTGTGACTCTTCCTGTGAGGCTTCAGCCTTCCCGGTCTTTTCAAGCCAGACGACAACGGGAGAGCGATATTTGCTGAATCCGGCAACCGCTCCAGCATCCGATCCACCAATGCCTTTCTTACGCCACTGGAGCCACTCGTGATGTGGCATGTTTTCCGTGGAGACAAGTTTCAAGGCTCCCACAGAACCACTCCCTCTTGTGTTAAATCACTTGATAAGCTACGATTAACTTGATTCCCAATCGTACATTATCGACCTTGACTCAGCGCTGCAACGCTGGGTCTTTTACTGTTCTTCTTCGCAATCTTCGCAAGTTCTTGGATACCCCGGTTCTTCGAAGTCGTCCATGTAGGTGCCGCAAACTTGGCACAGCAACCCGGAGAGCATCATATCTGCTACTTCTCCCACTGCATCGCCCCCTTTCTCATGGTCACGAGGCCGCCACCGTCCCAACCTCTACGGCAGCCGTTGTAGTTCCTTGCCTACGCCACGTCTTGGCCTCGTTATGTAATTTGGAGGTTTCAAGCCTCCGTGGAAGGCTCAGCTCATCGTGCGAATTCCATTCAATTTGAAAGGATGTGGCTCTGAGCCTTCCACGCAGGGCCGAAGCCCGCGTTTGCTATTTTCCGTTTGCCCACTTGGTCAGCCTTCGTTTCTGTTCCTGTAAAGCAGCCAAGCTGTCTGCAACCGGGTAGTCGTTCCTAAACTCCCAGATGCTACGCGTTTCTTCCTGGATGTCTTCAAGCTCAATCATCAAAGCCCGCAGTTGTTCTTCCAGCGGCCCATCGTCTTGGTCGAAGGCCAACGCCTCCAGTTCTCTTTTGCGGATCGGTTCGGTCCGCTGCACATGATCCGGGAAATCAAGCAGAGGCTCGTTCATCATGCGGCTCCTCCTTCCTCTTCTGAGGGACATCAACGGGCGTCAGTCCGTTCAAGAAATCACGCAGTCTGCAAATTTCTTCCCAGTTCTGCAAGATGACTTGCTGCGCTTCTACCCAGTTACCTGCAGCAAAGTCTGGTGTCGCTTCGATCAACAATGTGCCATCCGTCCGATACGTAGCCATGCGGTCAAACTTACCTCCGAGCAGTTCATTTGATACGATGCCTTTCGCTTTCAGCCGATCACTCAAATTCATGGCTTGCCCTCCTGTGTAAATTTGTGATATTCTTCCGTTAAGTGTTTGTTTAAGCCGTCCGTTCGCCGCGGGCGGTTTTTTCGTATTTCAGGTAAGCTGCGACTTCTCGCGCTTTCAAGAGAACCGCTTTCCGTCTGCCCTTCACCATCACATATGGAGCTTTAAAAAAGCTGAGTTCCCGCTTCATCTTTATCTCTCGAAGTCGCGAAGCGATCCATAAAGCCTGCGACGCCTTGCTGTCTGACAGTCCCCTGCCTTCCTCTATGGCCTTTTCCAATGCCACAGCTGAGTGTTCAAGCTGTTCTTCATCCAGATAACCAGGCTTACCGCAGTACATATCGAACAGTGTATTTGCCGTGGAAATCACCCGTCTGCCTTGCCAAACATCTCCCCTACGGTCAAGCCTGACTTTTTCTTTTACCAGTGCACCGATGATAATGAGCAACTGGTCTTGATCAAACACCATGTACTGATTATTCATGTCGCCCCGCCCCTTTCATCATTTTCATGAAGCCTTCCTTCACCAACTTTGATTTGTGCAACCCCCACTGATAAACCCATGAGAATCGCATTTCCCGGCATATAACAGCAGCCATATTCGTTGTCGACGTAACCACATCGAGCGTTTCTTGGATCAAATGCTCCACTTGCTGCCGCTCTGCCGCGGTTAATGACTTCGGAGGTTTGATGAGGATCGGCCTCACTTGCTTTATTGCCGCAAGCAGTTCCTCTACTTCTTCAACCGTCTTCACCACGACTGTGTGCCGGTTGAGTTCCACGTTATCGCCGTCAAGTATCACCGGGCTGGTTCCTGCTGTTGACTCGTGTGCCGCTGCGATCGCCAAATATGGGTTGTCCGTTACCAGTACCGACTTTGACTTGACATCAGGCGGCGCGATTGCACGTCCGTTTTTGTAGGCACTCACGGACTCAGGACTTACATGTGCATCGAAGCTGAAACTCAGTTGTGTCATGCCTGCTTCCATGAGCGCTTGGCCCAGTTGCGGGCCGTATTGATTTTTTGCGCTCATGTGTTCGCATCTCCTTTACTGGTGTGACCCACTTGTCGATGTATAATAAAAGTAGCTCATTTCCCAGATTCCCCCTCGTCGGGGGTCTTCTTTTTATGAATAGCGCAGCTCGATTGCTTTAAGCGCCAATCTGGTATTGTTGTGGTCCAGGTAATCCATGCCGCCCAGATCGACTTTGTTTGAGTCGTTAAACAGATGCAGCGCCAAATCGAGCATGAAGCGCTCGCTGTCCGACCATGGCTTGGATTCTCTTTTGAGGGCTTGTGCTTTTACCCTTTCAGCATGCAGATCGAAGTATTTGGTGTTGAAGTATCCCTGAAGCTTGGGATGATTTTGAAACAGGTAAATCAAGCTACGCCAGTGACGGCTTTGAAGCAAGTGCTGCGGAATTTCTGCGGCCATTCGTTTTCACCTCACTTTCATCACACAACTGCATGCAACGCCGAGTCTTGGCAGTGACCCCACCTGACCTTGCTCACCCTTACCTGGTGAATCGGTGGAATGTATTACGGCGCGGCTCATATCATCGCACGCTCCCGCTCTTCGGCGCTCTATGCAGTTGTGTGTCTATGGTTGATGGTTGATGCTTCGATTACACCTTCACAAGCAAGAAGGTATAGCGACCGTTTTTCTTCTCGATGTCGTACAGCGTCCATCCATCTTGAAGTAACTCGTTCGCTTCCTTGGCGCTGGTGGTTTCGTGCAGGCCGTTGATATCGGTAAAGTCCAAAGGAGCACCTCCTTTCTGTTTGCTTGTATCAACCCGCAGCCTGGCAATTACGCTGTTCCTGTTCACGCATCCAGGCATCGATGGCTTCTGTTCTGAAAAAAATCCTGGATCGTACTCGGAAAAACGGAATCTCTTTTTTTCGAACCATCGCGTAGATAGTGTCACGGTGAACACCGATGTATTTTGCACATTCAGCAGGCGTCATGGTTCCTTGATTCATTCTGCTCCCCTCCTTTCAAGCCAGTTTTAAATTGTTTAAACGTTCAATAACGGATTCCGTTAGTTTGTTATCAAAAAAAACTGCTGGCTCTACATCCAATGCATCAGCGATGATCTTTAATCTTTCCGCATCCAATCGGACTCCGCCGGAAGCGATATGACGATATCCTTGTAACGACAAATTCAATTTATTGGCCAGATAGGTCTTAGTTACGCCTTTGGCTTTGCGAATACGCTCTACGTTGATGTGTACCATCCCATCACCTCCACTCAATTACTAACGCGTTTCGTTAGTTTGATTATACTAACGCTTTTCGTTAGTGTCAACCTCATACTAAATTAAATTCTCATATTTCGTTAATAAACTACCTAAATACGTTAGTTGCTGGTATCATCTGCTTAGGAGGTGATTGTGGTGGAAACGGTTGGCCAAAGAATTAAGAGACTTCGCAAACAAAAAGGATGGACACAGCAACAGTTGGCAAAACGCGTTAATGTTTCCCCACAAGTAGTCTCAAACTGGGAAAGGGAATACACTCCGCTTGACCATGATGATATTGCAAAATTAGCTCTCATACTTGAGACGAAAGCTGATTATATCTTGTTTGGAAAAGATGATCCTTCTCCACCTGATAAGGAGAAACATTTAGAAGTTAACGATCCACGCATAGGCCTTGCATTCATCACTGGCGGAGAAGATCTTTCTGAAGAAGAAGTAGAGTATCTCAAGGAGAGCCTTGAGTTATTCAGGCGGATGAAGGAACGGAAAGCGAAGGAAAGAGAAAAAAATAAATAACAGCCCACTTGGGCTATTATTTTCACCTACATATACGAACATACGTTTTGTTTGGAGGGGTAATCTATGAATCTAACGCTCTACAAAATGACGCCACTTGAGGAATGGATCACAGAAAAATATCTTGCTCACTCCATCAGCACACCAGAAGATATCGACGTCCATCGGATTGCCGAGGTTTTTGGTGGTGAAGTCGCATATCTACCAACAAAATCGCATGCTCGCTGGGAAGACGATGGCACAAGCGAATTCATGATAATTCTTGATTCTCGTTTGAGTGAGCCTATCGTAAGGAGTGAGTTCTTCCATGAGATTTGCCACCCTCTCCGCCATGTAGGGAACCAGAAAATGCTTCCGAAGGCTTTTCGAGACTTACAGGAGACTCAGGCGACCCAATTTCAACTGTATGCCTCTATCCCCTTCTTCATGGTGCAGGAGTTGGATATGCCGGTTTACGAGAAAGATATTCCATTGTATCTGGCGCATGTGTTTCAGGTGACGATTGCACTTGCTACCCGGCGATTCAATCAAATCAAGGCTCGCATTAACCAGGAGGAATATAGTCAACGCCTTGCTTCTTACGCCCAAAGTATGTACAGCAAAGCAGATCCAGCAAACTGGTCCGATGAAACGAAACGACTTTTCATTACAGCTATCCAACGAAAATTAGAAAGAGATCAAGGAGTGGTAATTCGATGAAAATTGCGGTTTATTACGATTATTTTGAGGGGGAACTCGCTCCCCTCTGGTATGTCATCAACTTTCGCAAAGGGGAACTTGATTGGAATAAAGACATGGCATACATACCGATTGCTGCCCCTTTCCAGCGTCAAGGTGCTGAAGACTTTAGTACGGACAGCATGGGAATCACAGTTGCTCTTGCGGACTTGACTTTGAACGAAGAAAAACCGGGGAAGTTCGGGATTCGGCTCGATCAGCTCCGTAGACGCGCGACGGAAAACAAGCAAAATTACTGGGAGGCAGAATAGCTGGTGCTGCAAGTGTCAGACCTTGAAGAGCTTCTGCACATGAATCCATGGAGGTGATTAAGCATGGCAAGTATTGAAAAACGTGGTGCTAACTCATGGCGTCTTACCGTTGAGTTGGGCTATGGCCCTAATGGTGAGCGTTTGCGCGAAAGGAAAGTCATCAAAGTTGAAGATCAGGCGTTGTTGAAAACAACGAAGAAACTTAGAGACTATCTGGAAAGTGAGTGGCTTAAATTCAAAATGGAGGTTGAGGCTGGCGAGTATATTACTCCAGAGAAGATGACTCTTGCTACTTTTATTGAAGAGTGGCGATCAAAATACGCCGAAAAGCAGCTTGCCCCAAAAACCTTAAAAGAGTACATGGGTCACATTAATAATCACATCCTACCAGCGCTCGGACATAAAAGACTTGATGAAATAAAACCCATGCACATCGTTACCTTCTTGGATCGCCTCTCCAAGCCTGGTTCAAGGAAAGACAACCGTGGCGAAACATTATCTGGGCGTACCATTCAATACATTTACGCGGTGATGCGGAATATATTCGCCCAGGCGGAAAGCTGGAAGCTCATCAAATCAAATCCGATAGAGGAAATTAAGAAACCGAAGGCAGAAAAGAAGAAAGCCCAGTACTATGACGCAGATGAGGCACAAGAAGTCATTAAGGCATTGTACGAAGAGCCGGTTATGTGGAGGCTACTTATCCTGGGTGCCATTATTGGCGGATTCAGGCGCGGCGAATTGGTTGCCCTGGAGTGGCCACAGGTTCTTTTCAGCGAAAATGCGATCCATATCAAAAAGAGCATATCACTCGCACAAGAAGGCAAAGTGTACGAAAAAGACCCAAAAAACGGTGAGGACAGAATTGTGGAAATGCCGGGATGGTATATGGAGGAACTTCGTCGATACCATTTGCAGTGGCGTGAAGAAAAGATGAAAATTCGGGACAGATGGGAGGGTGGCGATCGTGAATATGTATTCCACGCCGGTTACGGAAAGCCGCTTTACTTCACCTACCCCTCTGAGTGGTGGAGTAAGTTTGTCAAGCGTCATGGGCTCCGCTACATCCGATTCCATGACCTACGCCACAGTTCGGCAACACTTCTTATCGCCCAAGGAGCTTCACTAAAAGCGATTCAGGAACGTCTGGGACACAAACAGCACCAAACGACAGCGGACATCTACGCACACGTTACCAAGAAAGTGAGCCGGGACCTCGCGGACAAATTTGATCAGTTCGACCCCAAAAAACAGTCGATTTGAGAGTTCGTCCCCAATTCGTCCCCACCTCCCCTTTTGGTGATGATTTTCTTCAAGTCGAACTTCTCTCAAAAATAAAAAAAGCCTTGATTTCTCAAGGGTTTTACTACTATGGTGCGGGTGAAGGGACTTGAACCCCCACGGTTGCCCGCCAGAACCTAAATCTGGTGCGTCTGCCATTCCGCCACACCCGCAAGATAAAACAGAAAAGCGCATCGATATTTCTATCGTGCTACTCGACTCTTGATTGTAAAAACTGGTGAGCCATGAAGGACTCGAACCTTCGACCCTCTGATTAAAAGTCAGATGCTCTACCAACTGAGCTAATGGCTCGCAAATGGCTGGGGTACTAGGATTTGAACCTAGGAATGACGGAGTCAAAGTCCGTTGCCTTACCGCTTGGCTATACCCCAATGGTGGTGCCGGCAATAGGACTTGAACCCACAACCCCCTGATTACAAGTCAGGTGCTCTACCAATTGAGCTATACCGGCAAGATATGTTACTAATGGTGGCTCGGGACGGAATCGAACCGCCGACACGAGGATTTTCAGTCCTCTGCTCTACCGACTGAGCTACCGAGCCATAATGATTTTTATCTTATGCCATTCTTTTATTCAAAAAATGGCGGAGCTGACGGGACTCGAACCCGCGACCTCCGGTGTGACAGACCGGCGTGAACTCCAACTTCACCACAGCTCCATGTTTGGTTGCACCCAAGAGTACTTCCATTCCATCAAGGAAAATTTGGTTGCGGGAGCAGGATTTGAACCTGCGACCTTCGGGTTATGA